TTTGGCTAAATGTTTATGTTCTAGTCGTTCATCAACAATAGTATCAGCTATACGAAACCATGCTTTAGGAATAAGGTGTTTCTGACATACTTTAAGGCTACGTATCATATTAGGATAATAACTTGCAACATCTCTGTCAACAATAATACTATCAGAATTTTCAACATATACAGCCGGAATCTCATTTGAATGTAAACCCCCAGTTGCGATAGTGTATGACGTGCCCATAAAGGTAAATTCCCTGTCAAATTCGCCCTTTTCTCCCCGTAGGGTAAGGGAACGTAGGTCTGACAAAATATCGTTCAATTCAGGCGTGGAAAACGCGATTTTATCTGACAAAATTTCGGAAACTAAAATTTTCCTACGTATTGTCTTAGTATCAATAAAGGCTTTAGGATGTAGACCAGTATATTTACTATATAGTTTAACAATAACTTTATCAGCTATTGTACTTCTACTAGCAGAGAACACATCTACATTATATTCTTCACTAATACGATACCTTAAAAGAACTTCTTCTTGATTCATTCTAATTAGCTCGGCAACAATATATACATCATTGTCATTATAATCAGCCATTTCTTGAAGGTATTCTCTAGGTATAAATCGCTCAAACACATCACGATAATGAATATTAAGTTCTCTATCAGTCATTCCCTTAGCTTCGGGAAGTCTCTCGTGATAATAATGTCTATCTAAATCACCAATAGGTGGCATAGTGTACTCTTTTAGATTATACCATTTAATATTAATAGAAGTCTGTTTAAGACTCTTATGATAATGGTCTAGCCTAAAGATTTGGAATAAATCCAAGTCTCGAAATGCTACGTTATTACGTAGTATAAGAGAAGTGAAGTTATCAGTCCAAAGAGTATCATTATTAGAACTACGAATAACTCTCTGTGATGTTTCATATAAGAATGTGATTAACTTACTAGGCTTATCAAATTGATTATAATACATGAGCAATGCACTCAACATTAAGCGGTCGTACTTCCGATTATTATATCCGAAATAGTCTGCTTTCTGTTGTAACCAATATAATAAACTGAATAAATCAGTATCATCATCTTCATATAAAACAAAACGTTTCTTAGGTATTGTTTCTAAACGTTTCTTTATCTCTTTAACACTAAGTTTATCAATAATAGGAATAGTTTTTCCTTTATCATCAACACAATCAGCGAATGTTTTAAGATAACTACGTAAATCAACAAATACTACCGAGAAGTAATTCCTAGTTACTTCGACATCATAACACATTGAACTCATACTTATACTTATTTAATTACCATAACACAAATATAAACGATTTTTGCATCTACTACAAGCTGTATATAATCTACGAAGAGTATTATCTATATCTCCCCAAGGATTACCAGTACGCATATCAAATACAATATCATTTACATCTATATATACATCAGCATAAGTACTTCCCTGTGCTTTATGACTAGTAAGAGCAAAGCCATAATCTAAATCACGACTAAACTTAATTTTACCAGTAGACCTATCTAATAAATTTGCTAGTAATAAATTTCTCTCTCTAAATTCATAATAATCTTTCCAACGTCTAGACTTCTTATAACTTTCTGCATTTATAGCATTTTGAATATACATTTCTCCTAACTTATAATATCGCATGACATTATTATAATTAGAATGGTCTACTACAAATAAAGGTTTAGTCTTAGTGCCACCATTGATTTGAATAAACGTAACATTGAATCCGAAGATTTCATCTTTATTAGTAAAATTCTTAATATCATGTATTATATAATCTTCAGAATTTACAATAATAGTATCTTTGAAATCATCAATGAAAGTATTATAAGACATTACTAAATCATTACGAGTTAGAATTGCTCTATCACTACCTTCAATGATATTTTTACGAATGAATTTATTCCAATCAGCAACAGACTTATTAGTATAAGTTATAAGACGACAAGTATCAACATCTTTAGTAAACTCTTCATTATAGAATCCGTCTATTACAAGAGATTGAAACTCGTATGCACCACAAGTATAATATCCTTTAGTTTGAGTTGGGTCAAAAGCATATCTATTCTTGTTGATATACTCTAAGAACTTCCAAGTTCTATTATCAATATCTTTTCTCAAGATTCTTAATAACTCACTAACAGGATTATCTTCTTCTTGTCTTACAATCTGACGAAGAGTATAGAACTTAATATTATCGAAACAACGTGAACGAGCTTCTTTAACAGGTGGTAACTGATAGTTATCTCCCATATAAATAAGCATACAACCGAATTGTTCACATTCTCTCTCTATTAGAGTTTTAAGATTAATACCAATCATTGATACTTCATCAACAATATATAGTTTATACTGTTTAATCTTCTTTTCAGCTAATGGGTCAAAAGGAGGATTATTAACATCAAAATCAGTAACATCAGTATTAAGTCTTAAACCTAAATCACTAGCCACAGTAGACGTATTATATCCAGTAGATGTACGAAGTACACGAGCAGCTTTATGTGTAGGAGCTGCAAGTCCAATAACAGATTTAGCTAAACCGCATCTTTTAATTACTTCGCGTATCATATAAGTTTTACCCGTACCGGCAGCACCAATAAGTGCTCGTTTATAATCACCTGCAACATAACCTTTCTCAATAAAAGCTACTAGGTTTTCATAAGCAATCATTTGGTCACGAGTAAAACTATTAAAGACTTTATCGTCTTTCTTAGCATCATCAAACTTTTCAAAATTCATTGCATTTCAATAAAAATCTATCAATATTATCACGACATTTAAGAATGTAACCTTTAACTGGTAATCCTATCTTAAAAGGTATATAACAACTAGGCATTGAACAATAAGCATCAGTACATCTAACAATCTTAGTAGGTCTACCATGATTATCTAACGCACGAGTATATATTGTTTTAAAGCCTTTACAAGAGTATGAACGTTCAGATAATACAACAGGTTCACTACCATCTTTAGGTTTGAACTTATATTGATTATCATGTAGAACAATAGTACCAATAACAATTTGCATTATTACTTTCTCACGAGGAATCTTCTTATCCTCATTAACTGCTGATAACTTAAAACTTAATCCCATAGCATTAAGGTTTAACTATTTGATTAGGAAGATACTGCATACAACACACTCCTTTACGGGGGAATATCTTATACTTATCAGTATTCATAATTCTAGGTAACGGAATAATTTCACAACATCTATCATTATGAACATCTATAATAATGCAATGATAAGCATTAACATCTGCGTCATGAGATATAACAGCTTTAAGTCCTTCAAAATATACATCAAAAGTACTATCAGGATTAACACATTGTTTTAAATCTACAATCATATTAATTAGCTTTAGTTTTATATATTTCGTATAACTTACTAAATTCATCAGAGGGCATACAAACAATAGGTACATTCGTATGCATTTGTTCTTTAGGAACAATACAATTTCTAGCAGTAACAATTCTATCATCTTCAACAAACATTGTTTCAAGAACTAAACAATTACCACCATCTAGTATTTCCTTACACTTTGGACAAACATAAATATTATCTGTACCAAATACAAGAAGCTCATCGCCACAAACTAGACATTTACCAGTTGTGACAATGAGCTTACCGTTATCTTGTTTAAACTCGTTGAGCTTTGGCATAACTAGGAATACGTCTCCTTTCTTCCATCTTAACAAGTTTAACACTAGTACTTTCAAGTACATTAAGAGTAAAAGCTACTAACTTATAGCTTCTCTCATGCTTTCCGAATTTAATTTTCTTCTTAATCATTACGTTTAGTATTTAATTATTATTATTTAATAGGAGCATCTGACCGCTCCGCTTCGCTCCGCTTTCTTCCCCCATAAAGGAGTAGTGATTCTTTTACTTTCTCCTTTATTTCATTTAGAATTCTCTTATTAACAATAGAATTTTTATTCTTTGTTTCGCCATTATACATGGAATCACTATACATAATTTTAAAATATAGTTCTCTGATATTCCTTTGAGAATCATAAATGTTTAAAAAGAAACTAACATAAGCAGCAGGTTTAATTCTACTAAGACGTATCTCAATAGATAGATGTTCTTCACCTAATACTTTTAACTGCAAAAGATGCAGTTCTCTAACTAGTTTAATAAATTCTCTTTCATTCATGTCGGTATATAGCTTTAATTAATTAATAATCATAGAAAAAGGAGCAGACGCTTCTGCTCCAAGCTAAATAATTAATATTTATAAAAGTCCTAATTCTATCTCACGACAGTAATTTAATTAAGGGGTAAAAAATCGAATAAAGTTTCTCCTATCTCACGACAGTAATTAACAACTTGTATTTTTAAACACAAATACTATGTATTTATAGCTGACATTTTACGAAGAGGATTTCCCTTACTTCAACCATTTGGTCAATGTTTCAACTTAGATTAGTCATCATCAGAGCTATCAAGAAAAGAAATAGTGCGATTCTCACGAACAGCACTATTATAATTCCATAAAACCAATAAATACTATTCTCACGAATAATAGATATTACAATACGACAAATTTAATTTTAGTTTAACTAAAACAGATAAAACAAAATTGGCAAATTACTTATTATATATCTTTGTATAATCTACACAATAAAAATCAGGACAATCTTTAAGAAATAATTCACATATTCTACGAGCTTCATCTTTACTATTACCAGAGTAAAGAGTTTTAGCATTACCATTAAAAGACTTTCTTAGCTTATCATTCTTGTCTAGGAATACAAGATGATTTTCAGAACAATAGAATACAGAATAAATCGGAGCTTTACTAGCTTCATATTTAGCAAGAAGTTTATCATAAGATTCTTTAGCACTGTCTCTCATATCACTAATATATTTGATATAAGAAAGCATAATACTATCCCATTGTTCAACAGCTTTAATCTTATCTTCAATAGAATACTTACCATCAAGAATAGCTTCAAGAAGATTATTCAATCCTTTAACATTAAGATTTTCTAAATCTTCAAGAATAGCTTTATTAAATTCTCCTTTAATAAAAGCCTTACGATAATCTTCTTTAATAGAATCAATAAGATTAACATCAGAACCACTAGCTAAAGCACAAGCTAAAATAGCAGATATAATATCTTTCATTATAATAATTTTTAAATTAGACAATAAAAAACTCTACTAACATTACTCTAATCTCACGACCTGAATAATCTTAATAGAGTGGAAACCGACATTCATTTAACCCTTTTTGTGTCAGATATTAATTAAATAGAGTACGTATCGGTATTATACTAAACGTAAAATTACAACAGCAATAGCTGCAAGAGCAACAATAGAAGCGATAACAAAACCAGTAGTATTATATTGCTTCTTAGCTTTAAGCTCTAAATATAATTTATTTAATTTATCATACTTTAAAGCAAGAGTTTCATTAGAATCTTTAATACAAGTAATTCTATCTTTTAATTCTCTATTATTAGAGAACAATTGCTCATTAGAAGTCTTGAGATTAGTAACAGCTTGACGAAGTTTCTTATTATCTTCACAATTACTATCAAACATAGACTTATAATGATTAAGACCATTTTCAGACTTATCTAATTCTTTACGTAGACGAATAACCTCTGTCTTTAACTCATTGACAGTAGGACGTTTCTTACTAAGAATATCAACTTTTTCTTCCATAACTATTATTATTTAATTAATCTTCAATATGAGTTATATCTAAATCGAGGTCTACATTATCCTCGCTTAACGTATTGCCAGTATTCCAATTATTAGCCATCTCACAGTCAAGATAGTCTATATCAGCTACCAAACCACAAATAGGAAATTCTACACCTTCGTCATACATAATCTTAAATTTTGTAATACGGATGCAAGTATAGTAATAAATAATGGAAATACCAAACAATACAGATAATTTTATTAATTGATATTACTAAATGCTATATATGATTTATAAGTAGAAACAATATCACTAGCAGGAAAACCGCAATTAAGAAGAGTATTAGTAATCTCGGCAGTATAAACATCGCAACAAGTAATACTAAAGTTTTCATCATTAAACTTACGAATAACAGTAGGAGTATTAGCTTCAATAAAATAGATATTCATAGCATCGACATTATATTCAACAATATCATTTTCATACTTGAGCAATACAGTTCTTGGCGAAATAGAATATCTTAACTCATTAAATGCTTTACTAGCAATACTTGTATCTTTAAATGATATTACAAATTTACTATCAATACTATTAATAATATTATAACCGCTTGAATCTAAACCATATTTTTCATTAGGTTTAAGATATTCCTTAACAGCACGAAATGCTCGTCTATAATATCTGAACCAATAAGTTCTTTCAGCTAAATCAGAAGTTTTACTTTCTAACTTTTCTGTAAGTGCATTATTTGTTTCACGACATTTATTTAGTTCATATTCAACATTCTCTAACTCAATAAGTCTTCTAGTCTTTTCCTTAATAATCTTATCACGACAATTTAACTCATCATTTAATTGAGATATACGTTGTCTACGAATATCAAGTTCATTAGTAAGACCTATTATCTGATTACGTAATTCAGTAACTCTATTATCAGCATTAGTAAGTTGTTTTTCGAGAAACTCTATACGTTCAGTTAACTCATCTTTATCAGAATTAGAAGAAGCAACATTAAGTTTATCTTCAAGCTGACTAATCTTAAATGCCTTATTAGAAACATTAATTTCTAATTCAGCAATAGTTTTCTCTAATTCAGAAATTCTATTAGATTCAGCAATAGTATAACTATTATCAATATCAGAAATCTCACAAATAGAAGCAAGACATTGATAATCTAAATCAATTATACAACCACTAGCTTCAATAATAGTAACTCCATTTGTATGAGATACAAGAGTTATATGCTTTTTATCATTTACAATAGCTTTCATAAATACAAGTATTAATTATTAAGAACTAAATTTTAAAAGTAATGAATCTCTATGTAATGTATAAGTTGAATAGAACCAAGAACTATTATATAAGTAATAATAGCTTGAACCATAGAGAATGTAATGCGAACCTTCTTACTAGTAAGATAGTTAAATATCAAGAAGCAAAAGAATATAATTATCCAAATAAAGGATAGAAATACATGGAATTGATAAGTTGTCATACACAAAGAAGATTAAATATACAAAGACATATAATAAGTATAACCATAACAGCCATAGTAGATATAATCATAGACCAAATACTAGACCTTTTATCAATAATATAGTTATTCAATAAGATAGTAGTAATAACAAATAGTAATATAGTTATTACAAAGAAGTAAGGAGTATAATCCATAATGATATAAGTTAAAGGGTAAATAAATGATGTAAGATATACAGTAATGTCACTCCTTTATGGGGGAGACAAGCGAGCTTTGCGAGCGTGACAAGACCAGCTAAGTAACAATCCAAATAGTAATCCAGACAATAATAGTACTAATAGGATAGAATAGTAATAAAACGCCACCAGTTAGCGAGATAGCTCGAATAGTATTGGCGAAGCCAATGCTATGAAGCTCACAAAATAGACCCAGTAATATAATATATAATATACCTATTACGCGCGCATACATATACGTGTACATTATATACGTGCGTACGTGTGCGTACATTATATACGTGCGTGTGTACATGTGCGTGCGTACGAGTGTGTTATGTTTATAAATATAATATAATTATATTATATTTATTTCTGTGAATATGAATCATGGAGTTTTACATTTTACTAACTACTCTACTATTGATACTACTATTATACCTATTGGTATTCCTACTATTGATGTTACTATTATTATAACACATAGTTTTAATAATAAGTGATAGTCTTTACTTCTAAGTATCTTTATAGATGCTGATATTGTAAATATTTCCACTATTATAAATAATACTATTGTTATTATTATAGATAATACGATAAATACTTCTCTCATTGTTTCTGTTATAAGTTGTGATACATAATATAATACTATTACTATTAATACTAGTGAGATAGTATGATAATACTATCGAAACTAATAACAACAATACTAATACTAAGATAGAATAACAATATTGTTTATAATATAAGACTAATACTAATACTATTATTGTTAAATGCTGACAATACTAATACTATTATATAATATAGGACTATTCTATTTAAAGATAGAATAGGACTAATACTAACAATAGATAATACTAGTGACAATACTATTAGTTATATTGTTTATAAGATAGAACTGTTATTGATATTAATACTAGTTATAAGATAGGATTAATATTGGTCTGTATAAGGGATTTGGATTGTTAGAAACAACTCCTACTTCGATTAGTAGAATTATTAGTGGCAACATTAATAGAGTTGTGAGTAGGTTTGTAGGTAGTGGTAGGATGCCGAATGGGTCTAGACTCGCCCTCACCTCTATCCTCACCAACACTTAGTCTCCTCTCTATCCATTTAACTCTAAGGACTTAACCATACTTATTGTTCCTATTATACCTAATGATATATAGAATACTATTAGTGTTATTATACCGATTCGTTCGTACCATTGTAATTCTTCATGTAATAACATGATGAATAATCTAGTTAGATAGATTAATCCTAGTACTATTAGTATTATTAGATAGATATATGTACTATTATTCATATTAGTATTGTTATTGGTTGTCTTTCGGGTCATTACTCTGGCTTAACGAGGAGCCTTAGCGACCCTTCCGATGGATTCGCTTATCAGGTGTTAGATTTCGCTTATCAGTTGACTAGGCTCGTCTCCGAACCCAAGTAGCTTTGCCGGATGGCTGTGCCGGACAGCGAGCATAAGTCGGTAGTATTATCGAACACATAAGTCGAGAGTATTGTCGAACACGTGCCGAATGGTGTATTCTTAGTTTAGTAGGAGAGATTTCTCTCTCCTACGTAACTGGTTAAGCAGCACCCTCTGCATCAGGTTGATACTTGGCAAGAACTTCTCCAATGAAGATTTCGTCTTGCAAAGACAACGTACGCATTGACAACTCATACGGGAAATATTCGTAACGGTCGTGTTCATTAACACGCTCTTCACGAGCCATACGAGAAGCATACGGATTAACAAATACTTCACCTTGCGCAAGTACGTGTCCAAGCACGCTAATACGTGCTTTCTTGAACAATACCAACAACACTGACAACGGTGCAGTCATAACAGCATTGGCAAGCATTGGCTCACCTTGACCCTTGAGAATCGCATTAAGCTGAATACGAGTGGTAAAGATATTACGAGTTGTAGACTCGACATAAGTACCACTTGCAGCATCCTTAACAAACTGCGGAAGATTGCGATTAACCACAATGGTTAATGCACCTGCATAACGACTACTATTATCAATGATATTAGTAATCATCAAGCTGTCGTGATTCTCGAAATCAGGACGGTCAAGCAACAGACGAGTAACATCGTCTGCTTCCTGTCCATGATACTCTGATAGGTCAACTATCCTAGCATCAGTAGCTTCATCAGTAGCTTCATCAGTAGCATCTGTTTCAGCGTTAGCACTTGCTGCTTCGGCAGCTTCTTTTGCAGCTTTTGCAGCTGCTTCTGCTGCTAATCTAGCAGCATCGTTTGTAGCTCTTGTTCCCATAACAATAAGAATTAAATAGATTATAATTAGTCGGCAACTGTTCAACCAATGTGTATCCCGACAACACGCACAATGGCAATATGTTTAAAGTCATTTGATTTGATAGTAACTGCAATATGTTTATAGTCATTTGGTCTTGACGGGGGTATTGGAATTGGTTTGAGAGTAGGGGGCTTGTGTGGTAGGAGGCTCACCTCGATAAAAATATATTCATAAAAAATATATTTCTCCGGGGAACAGCCATTCTAATAAGTCTTATAGTAGTAGTTCTAATACTTCTCCTAAGCTCGCTAATCATAACAATTGTATTATATATTATAGTACCAGTCCTAAGCTCGCTAATAAGGCTTTGTATTAAGTCTTAAGTCTAATTCTTCTTTTAAGTCCTTTAAGTTTCCTACTGTCTATTGTTGTTAGTAGTCTAATTCTTCTTACAGAAGAACTATCCTATTTTATTAATGCCTATGATTCCTATAAGTTTTACTATTGTATTTAAGTCCTTAATTAGACTTATCTATATTATATAGTATTAGTTGTATTATTGGGTCTTATTGTGTAAGCCCTTTCTCCTATTCTATCGAATAGTTCGAAGATTGAGTAACAGAGTTGTAAAAATGGAACGGTAAGAATTAGTGAATATTTTAGCTTAGTATTAGAACGTATAGTAGAGTGTTTACTAGTGTGAACGAGTGTGAATGGATGTGAATTATACAGAGAATACAACTCTAAAGGTTTTTTAACAAGTTAGATATTGATAGTACAGATATTATTCGTATAATTGCACTATTAATGATTGGCGGTTATATTACGGTTAGTAATGCTAGTCAGCTTAATTAATGGTATTAACAATCTAATTAAAGTAATTATGTTACACTTAGAGAACAAAGCTAAAGGAGAAACTTTCCTAGTTCCTCAACACATTGGAGAAATTGATTTTAAGTATGTTTCTGACAGAGTTAAAGATATAACTCCGTTTAAGCATTTTGGTATCGTTGCTATTATTCAGACTGCCAAACTTCGTGAGATTATCAATCCTGATTTAAAGGGTACTGGTAGTACTAGATTCATATTGGTTAAGACTAACTATGCTGATGATGTTAAGGAAGAAGATAGAGCAATGCTTAATCGTTTCTTATATGTTGCTCCGTCTGACGTATTTACTGGTATAGATTGTAATCCTCGCAGTAATGAACTTACTCCTTATAATCTTGCTGAATTTATTCGTGGAGACCAAGACTTAAATCTTAGTATTGCTCGTGGTGAGATATTCCGTAAAGTTGGAAGTGGTTCTGTTATTAGTTTACTTGGTACAGAAGTAACTCCTGTTACTGCTGAAAAGAAAGGTGATAACGGTAAGCTAATTACTACTATTGCCGAAACAGTAGTTTGTATTGGTTATAAGATTGTTCGTCTTTCTGATATTCAAGGACAAAATACTGTTGAAGGTCTTATTCCTAATGGTAAACCACAAAAGTTTATAGTAGCTACTAACTTACTAAAAGTATAAACTTAAATGCCTTCTATTGATTTAAAAGAAAAGAAGGAACTACAACTTAATAGAGCTAATATTATTAACCTATTATGTGTTAATGCTGAAGATGCCGGAATGATTGATGACATAATTGATGATATTGAAAATCAAGTTGTCGAGAGAATTAAAGGTATGAAAAGAGTTGCAATTCCTTTTATTGGAGCTTTCGTTCCAAATGAAGTCAAGTTGGATGCTCTAAGACATCATCCTATAATGAAGGCTAAGAGGAAAGAACTTACTAAAGAAGAATATAATGAATTTAGAAGAAACTTATTAATATCTAGGTTTTCATTGCGTAGAACTATTAAGAGTAGAACTGTTATTATATCTAAGATGGCTAGACTTAATCGTAAGTTAGCTGAACGAAAACTTAGAGAGTTTGGTAAAGATGAAAATTCTTTTAGATTGTATATGTACTTCTTTAGTAAGATGAAACCTGTTAATGATTCGGATTACTATATTAAACAAATAGATGATAAAGGTTATGATTACGAAGATTGCTCCCTTAGATTTAAGTTCTTTAATTAGTGTTGATGAACAGGGATACCCTTATGCTCCTAATGTCTATCAGATTCAAGATAGAGATGTTAGAGAGTTATATCTTCGTGATACTAGTGAAGATAAACTTCAATATCTTAAAGAAGCAGGAGTTATCTATTATTTAGCTGACCCTAAGTCTCCGCCTAATCAGATGGGATATAGTCGTCCGGAAGCATTAGAATCTGCTAGAGTTAATTACGCTCTTCCTTCCGATTGGCAACCTGATGCTCTTATTCTTCGTCTTGTTGATAGATATCACGAAGATAAGTCAGGTGTTGCAGGTGAAGCTCTTGAAACTATTCTTAGAGCTATTCATAATAGTTCTTGTGCAGCTAACATTATTAGTGAAAGACTTACTGATAAACTTAATTCAGGTCTACAAGCAGAAGATGCTTTACCTGTTATTGATTTAGTAACAAAGCTCAATGGTATCATTAATATTATTCCTACTCAAATGAAATCATTGAATGAAGCTAAACAAGCTGCTGCTCTTGAAATAGAACAGAAGAAAGCTCGTGGCGGTAAGGTTGTTACTAGTTCTATGTCTGCTAAAGATGCTAGTGATTTGGAAGCTCAGGTAGAAGCTCAAAAGAGAGAGTTAGGACTAATAAGTGATAGCATTGTTAACACTCCTTTACGGGGGAAATACGAAAGTACAAAATGATACCAGTTAAACCTGAATATAAACAAAGTAAGTTATACTTTGACGAACCTACTCATAAGTACACAGATAATTGTGGTAACTCTTATATTAGTGCTACCACTATTATTCATTCTTATGTTCCTAAGTTTGATGCTAATTATTGGGCTAAATATAAAGCTAAAGAAGAAAATACTTCTATTAAAGATATAAAGAATCAATGGGATAAAATAAGAGATAAGGCTTGCGATATGGGTAATGTTTATCACAATAATTTCGAGGATGGTATTCGTCAGAATAGTAAGTTCTTCAATGCTATTAAATATCTTAATAAGCAAGAGAGTAAACAAATGGTTACTGTTGCTGATTTAGATGTTGTTGATTGTCATACAAAACTTCTTGATGTCGATGCTTTTATAGACCATACTGAAGGTAAATATCCGGAGATATATAAAGTATTTAAGTTCTATACTGAAAGAGATTATAAGATTTATTCAGAGATAGGAGCTTTTCTTCCGAAGTATTTGGTTAGTGGTACTATTGATATATTGCCTATAAGAGAGGACGGATTCGTTATCCTAGATTGGAAAACTAATCGTACTGGTCTTAGATTTCAGGCAGGTTATTATAAGAAAGACAAGAGTGTTAGACCTGTTCAAGAAACAGATGAATGGGTACATAAACCTGAAGATGTTCTTCTTCCACCTTTTGGTGGTCTTCCTAATTGTAATGGAACTACATATAGTTTACAATTAAACTTATATGCTAAGATGGTTCATCTTATTACTGGTTTACCTTGTAAAGGTTTAGCTCTTTGTCATATTGAAGTTCCATTTATACTTAATCAGTATGGTAGACCTCAAAGATTTAAAGATGGTTTTCATGTTGATGAAAGTAAAATTGAAACAGCTAAGTGGTATAAAATATCTAGGCTAGAACCTGAAATAGACACTATGCTTAATATTCGTTATCAAACTGTTAATGGAAGTCAGAAACAACAAATGAGTTTATTTATATAATAATTAAAGTTATGGCTAAATATAATAATAAGTTAATAGATAAATGTCGAACAGTTGATTGGAGAAAGACATTAGAAAACAAAGGTTATGCTTATTTCTCTAACGGACAATATAACCTTAATATTATAGGTGTTCGTGCTAAAGAACATAAGAATGAGTTTAACGATGCTTTTATAGTTGATTATTGGACAGCTAATGGTAAAAGATATACTGCTGTATATCCTTGTACTACTGACCCAGGTTATAAAAGTCTTGTTAATCCTGTTAATATTAAAGGTTGTGCTATTCTAGTTCCCGGTCAATATCGTGGTTGTTTTAAGAAGGGTTATCATAAGGGACAATATATTGCTCTTGTTCAATATAAACCAGTTAAAGTCTTTCGTGATGCTAATAAGGATTTTTATATGGATTGCGATGAATCAACTATTGATGAAGGAATGTTTGGAATTAATATTCATAAAGCCGGAGAAGCTAGTACTGTTGTTGATGGTTGGTCTGCTGGTTGTCAAGTTCTAGCTAAGAATATTGATTATAAAGAATTTATTAGTATAATTGAGTTAGCTATTCCTATTTGGGGAGACGTATTCACTTATACATTGTTAGAAGAAAAAGACTTGATTTTATGAAACTAAAGAGTATTGGAATAGGACTATTAATAGTTGTTATACTGTTTGTTGTAATTAGAGTATTCAACCATTTTGTTTCTAGTAAGGAATATGTAGAAGTCCCACTTATAGTTCCTGATACTGTATATCAGGAAATAGGAACAAAGAGAGATAGTTTACAATTAGTAATAGATTCTATTCTCAATACTCTTAATAATACTAATCAGTATGAGAAAGAATTTGATAAAGCAATTAGTGATACTGATAGTATTGCTATTCTCGAACGCTTCTTATATCTTGTGTCAAAACCAATCGGAGTTGAGAATCCAGCGACTAGAGACGAAAGTAGATAGTTTACAGCAATCACACTCCTTTATGGGGGAAGGCGGAGCGAAGCGTAGCCTAGATAAGGAAGTATTAAAGATAGCCAATGTTAAGTTAATACTTTCAGAAGAGTATAAAAACCAATATGAATCCTACAAGAAGTTATATGAATTAAAAGTTCAAGATAGTTACTTGCAGGATTCTATTATATCTAAACAACGTGAAGAGATAAAAAGAATAACATTGATTGGTAATCAAGCTATTGTTAATCTTAATAATGAATCTAATAAGTCTAAAAGATATAAGAAACAACGCAATGGATTCATAGCTAGTACAGGTGTACTGGCTATTCTTGTTGCTATACTATTAAAATAAAATATAAGTCATGAAGCTAGAAGAATATCCTTTTTATCAATTCTATTTTGAAGAAGATAAAGATAAGAAGTATAAGCACGCTAAAGACTGTGGATATAAAGACCCATTCGACCATTTCTTAATAGGAGATAGTGGAGGATTCTTAATGAATATTAATCCTCATAAGAGATTCGTTAATACTGAACTTCTTCGTCCTTCTGCTATTACTTATGAAAAGGAAGGGGTCTATACTAAGTTTGCAGTAGATAGTATGCCTTATACTAACTTTCGTAAGCAAGAAACTCTTCGTAGACTTGTTGGTTTTAAAGCTCCATGTTTAATGGATACTAGAACTGGCGAGATAGAAGATGTTTATATAACTGGTGAACATTATAATTTTATTAATTATGGACGTATTCTTAAACTAGATACTAAAACCCTTCGTGTTGAAGAAGGTAAAGTTACTGGACGTAAGATAAGAGGATTTCCACGATTTATTGATTGCCAATGGTGGTACTTCTTAATCAAACAGTTCTGTCGAGAAAATGGTTTATTCCTTATTAACGATAAAACTCGACGTGGTGGATTTAGTTATATGGAAGCTATTGGTTCTGCTAACTTTATTAATCTTACTCCTAATCGTGCAGTTATTCATGCGGCTAGTGATAATAAGTTCTTGGTTCAATCAGGAGGTTTATCAGACTTTATGAAGAAACAAATAATCTTCTATGAATCTAATACTCCTTTTGTTAGAGGTATAGCTAAGATTGATGCTAGTGATTTTATATTAGGTTATAAAGACCCTAGTACAGCTATTATTGATGATAATAGTTGGAATAGTGCTTGTATATCTGTATCTACTAAGAACAATCCTTCTGCTGCCGTTGGTAAAGATGCCGGAGAAATAAAGTGTGAAGAAATGTCAGAGTTTGAAAACTTTGATGATTTTATGGATGTTACTGAACCTACACTAAAGACAGGTTCTGTTACTACTGGTTTTCTTAATGCTTGGGGTACTGCTGGTAAAGCTAATGCAGGCTGGGTTACATTTGAACAGAACTTCTATGACCCTAGAGGTAGAAACTTTATGGCATTTGAGAATGTATGGGATAAAGATAGTAGACCTGAAGTATGTGGTTATTTTAAACCTTATTGTTGGGGACTTGAAGGTTATAAGATTGGTGATGATAATCAAATCGCTACTCTTACTTCTCTTGATGATGATGGTAATTCTGATATAGCTCTTGGTTTTCAAATAGCAGAAGAAGAACGTGCTGCTGAAAAAGCTAAGAGTAAATCATTCGCTAAGTTTATTAGTTATTGTGGACAGTATGCTAATATGCCTAGTGAATCATTTAGTTCTGTAAGTGAGAATATATTTAGTAGTGAAATACTAGATGAATGGGAACAAGAACTAAAGATGTCTAATAAGTATAACTTTTATATAGATGGTAAGTTTGTAGAGTATGATTCAGATAACTTTGAGTTTATACCTAATGAACGTATTGCAGCTAATGGTGGTGTATTTAGAAAAGACTTCTTTGAATATATTAAGAATGTTCCTCGTCACTCTAACGAAGACCCTGAAGGTTGTATTCGTAAATGGTTTAATCCAATTAAAGTAGAATACATAGATAAAAAGACAGGTCAGTTGACTAAAGGTACTCCTCCGGGAATATATAGTATTAGTTATGACCCTGTTGGTATTGATAAAGATAAAAAGGAACTTACTAATAAACATTCTCATAATAGTATTAAAGTATGGATGAATCCTTGTATATATAATGGTTATCGTCCTAGACTATGTGTAGTATATTATGGTCGTCCTGATGAACTAGAGAAAGCAGATAGAATCTGTTATCAATTAGCTGTTACTTATAATTGTCTTGGAACTACTAATGTCGAAATCAATCGTGGTGAGACAGTAAGTAATTTTAAGAAGTGGAAAGCAGTTAAGTACTTAGGTTATCATCCTGTTCATCTTTGGGATACTAATGTTAATACTAAGAAGATTAATACTATTGGTTATGATATTAGTAATGAAACAGTAAAACTTGATGGTCTGCGTATGTTAAAGGAAATGCTATATTCCCCCATAGGGAAGTTTGAGGATGGTAGGGATATGCTTGTTCTTCATACTATATATGATTATCAGTCAGTACTAGAGTTAAAGAAATGGTCTAATACTGGTAACTTTGACCGTGTATCAGAAATGATTGTTCGAGGTATTGAATGGGCTGCTAATGATAAGTTTGCTAAAAAGCAACTTGAACATAGACAGAGAGTGCAAACAGAAAAAGAAAACTTTTGGAATCGTAAACGTTATTAATTATGAGTTGGTTAACAGAAAGCAACAGGTTGAAACATTTCCTCTACGCAATCCCATGTGGATTACTAGGAATAATGTTAGTAGTAGGTCTAGCAGTAGGCATGGAATTTAAAGATAAAATGTACGGGAATAAGTTTGATTTCTTGGATATTTTAGCTACATTGCTTGGCGGAATGATAGGATTCGTATTAATGCTTATTATAGTAATAGCTACGGGTACTATTGATTGGTACATTAATATACTTATTAAACTAAGCGGATTGTTATGATTAATGCAAAGCTAAATGTTAGACTTGGGGATATGCCTAAACAGCGTATCCCTAATTCTGAAAAAGATGAGAACTGGGCTGGTAGAACAATAGACTATTGTATTGCTGCCGGACTAGCTTGTAACGATAGAACTAAGACTGAACAACTTCTTGAAATACTTCATGGAGAAATGCCGGATGAGTTTTATCGAAAGACACTTAATCCTTATAATGCTACTAAGGAGAACTTTAAGAGATTTCCTGCTACTTTACGTAATCTTGATATTATTAATGATGTAGTTCGTCGTTATTTATCAGAATATGTTAAATCTCAACATGAGTTTATTGTTGGTGCTAATAATCCTGAAATTATTATGGCTCGTGATGCTGCTATTAGAGAAGATATAGTTAAACGAGCTATGATTGCATTTCAACAAGAACTTCAAAAGAGAGTACAACAGCAACAAGCAGAAAATGCTCAACTAGAAGCTCAAGGACAACCAACTCAAGAAGTAGACCCTGCTCAATTAGCGGGTGACGCAGAAGAGTTTGAAAAGAACTTTATTGATAACTATATAGACGAGATAAGTGCACAAGCTCAGCAGTTACTAGAAGTTATAGATGATGTTCTTAATAATGAGACAATAATTCCAGTTGAGTACTTTAACTATATCGTTACAGGGGAAGTTTATAGTTTTCATACTGTTCGTGGCAAGAAACTAATTAAAGAATGGATTCCTACTACTGATATGTATCCTGTTCCTAATGGAGAACAAATGGTATCTAAATACGATATTGTAGCTCGTAGAATGTTAATGAGTTATAATCAAGTAATAGACCAATTCCACGATGAACTTTCAGAAGAAGAACTAGAGTTTATAACTAAGTATTATAATCCTAGTACTGTTGGTGCTACTCGTACACTTAGTCTTAATGCTTATACTTATTATTTTCCTGATAAGTGTAAAAGTGCTCAAGATGAAAATAGAGAAATATTTCCTTCTGATGGTTACGATTTAAGATTGAAGAACGGAGAACTATTAGAAGTGTGGCACGTTAACTGGAAAGGATATACTCAAGTTAAAATACTCAAGTATATTAATGAGATAGGACAAATTGATGAAATGATTGTTCCTGACGACTTTGAGTTTAATCCTGAACTAGGTCATATTGAAATATCTGTTGTATATAAACCACAAGTGTACGAAGGTTATCGTATAGGTGGTCAACGATTTGGTATATATCCCGGTGGTGCTAAAGCTATTCCTTTCCAGTTAGATGATGATATTAGATTGCAGTATTGTGGACTTCAAGAAGTTCTTCCTCAAATGGGAAGATTCTCTATTGTAGAAATACTTACTCCTTTCCAAATCTTAATCAATATATTCTCTTATCATAGAGAAATGATGATAGCTAAGAATAAGATGTTTATTCTTGTTGCAGCTAAATCTTTATTTGGAGAAGATGCAGAAGAAGCTATCTATAATATAGCAGCCGAAGGAATATTCCCGTACGATGATGCAGAAGATATTAATAGTTCTAAAGCTCAATCTATTAAAATGCTCGATGCTAATATCTCCGGTTACATTACTGAAATATCTAATCTTATTGAATCTATCAAAGGCTCTGCTCGTGAAATGGTAGATATGACACCGCAACGTTACGGACAGATAGCAACTAGTGCTGGTAAAGGTACTACTGAAGAAGCTATTATTCGTGGTTCAATGGGAACAGTTATTATCAATTATATGTTTGATAAGTTCCGTGAAGATGAATATATAGTAGATTTAAACAATTCTAAGTTAGCTTGGATTGATGGTTTAGATACTTCTTATTATGATAAGTCAGATAGGAAACAATATTTATCCCTTAATGTAGATAATCATACTCTCGGACAATACGTTATTAAAGCTAAGAACTCTGATAGAGAAACAGAGAAGTTCGAGCAACTTAAAGAGTGGGCTTTCAATGCAAGTCAGAATGGAGATTTAATGTCTGCTGTCGCAGCTATTACTTCCGGTAATATATCTAGTCTTAAACTAGCTATCAATCGTTATCAAGAGATTCGTCAAAAGAACGAAGAATCTCTTCGTCAACTAGACCAACAGTTAGAAGATTCTAAGAATAAAGCTGCTCTTGAACAGATAGCTGCTAAAGGTGAACAAGATGCTAGACTTGCAGAAATCAAAGGTTATTATGACCTTTTAGCTAAAGGAATGGATACCGAAGCTGCAATGGCTGCATTAGCTAATCAACCTGCTCAAGCTGCACCACAAGATAACTCTGCTGAATTATCTTTAAAACAAGCTGAACTAAATGAAAAGAAAAGAGCTAAAGACTTAGATATGATAAACTCTGCGTTAGATAGAGACAATCAATTAAAGATAGCTAAAGAGAATAAGAATAAATATGATACACCTAAGTCTAGTAAGAAGTGAACACTAAGTTATAATTAGCTATATATCATTCTCTATGATTCAGACGTGCCCTACGGATATTTCCGTAGGGTTTTTCGTACCCATAGAATCGACGTAGATGCCCTTTCCTTTGCCTCTATTGCATTTACCCTATTAAATCGAAGAACTATAAAGGAAAGCATTAAAATGCCATGACGGGGCTTAAAATGGCTCATTCTTTTGCCCTGTATGCCACGATAAATTAGTCTGAATATAGTTAACTCCTATGTATCTTAAATGTAAATGGTGCGATTTCTAGGGCTAATAGTAAAGGTATTCCGACTGGTAAGAGTTGTATTTCTTATATTATTAGACTACATTTGACTTGAAAGTAATAATTAAAACATATTTATTATGCCAACTTTTAATAATAATGATTCTCTCGATTTAAGTATTGATAAAGTAGAAGATATATCTACTGTTGGAGATACTGGAAACGGTGCTGGCTCTGGTGCTAACAGTGATACTACTGTACAGGGACAACAAGGTGCTGGACAAGAAGGTCAACAAGGTAATATTGTTGAAGGTAATGCTAATGGAGAGCAAGGTCAAGAAGGAAACGGACAGCAAGGTCAAGAAGGACAAGGTGATGGAGACTCCTCTACGGGGGAAGTTACATTGTCCGAAGGTGATACAGTTAATGTTGATGGTGTAGATTATACTATTGATGCTAACGGCAATGCTGTTGATGCTGACGGAACTGTATTCCGTACTGCTGCCGAACTTGCTGAACTTATCGCTCAAAATGGTTCTGAACCAAGTGTTCTTGACCAATTACAAACTCGCTTCGGTTCTGACTTTAAAGACGAAGATGGTAATCCTATTGTATTTGATAATAATGCAGAAGGTATTGCTGCTTATGTTGATACGGTAGTTCAAAGTAAAATTGCAGAAGCACAGACTGCTGCTTTGAATAATCTATTTGAAATTTATCCTCAAGTAGAACAAGTTATCAATCATCTTAAACTTAATGGTACTCTTGAAGATTTCGTTGAGATTCCTGATAGAAGTAGCATTACTGTTAGTAAAGATAACGAAGAACAACAAGCTACTTTTATTCGTGAAGAATGGAAACTTAGCGGTAAAAAAGGAGATGTAAACAAATTCATTGACTATTGTAAAAACGCAGGTATTCTTTATGATACTGCTGTTGAATCTAAAGAAGCTGTTGATAGCATATATGAATCTCGACTTGCTGAACAGAAAGCACAAGTAGAAGCTAAAGAAGCTGCTGCTGCTGCCGAAGAGAAAGCATATTGGGATAATGTAGAAAAGACTATTAGCAAAGGCGAACTATTAGGTTATAGTATTCCTGAACAAATCCAGTGTAATAAAGACGGAAAGAAAGTAATGCTTAGTCGCAAAGACTTCTTGAAGTATGTATCTACTCCGGTTGATAGTGAAGGTAATACAGCCTATATGTTAGACGAAGCTAAAGTTGATTCTAATGCTCGTATGCAGGATGATTTACTTAAAGCATTTCTAAAGTTTACAGGTGGCAATTATGCTAGTCTTGTTGGTATGGCTGTTAATAAACACAAAGTTCTTTCTGTTAGAACAGCGGCAGCACAAACTACTGGTAAGCGGACTGTTATTATCAATAGTAAAGGTAATAATTCTAAGACAGTTGATAATGACCAACTAGTCTTGAACTAACTAAATTAAAACGAATATGTACAAATTAAGAGAAGTCGAAAGAGGTAGATATGATGATAGAGGTTACTCTAATGAGCAATCTCTTGCTGCCTTAATGATTCAAAAGCCGGAAGAGATTAACAACTTCCTGACTTACACTTATGGTATGGAAGATGACAGATTCCCGCTAACTTTCCTTACTGAAGGACAAGGTGCAGCAGGTGTTCGTGATATTACTACTGTTGAGTGGACATGGAAGACAATGGGTCGTCAGAGATTCAATGATTACATTGTTTGGGCTGATACTAATGATGTTACTCCCGGTATTGGTGGTAAACCTATTAAGGTTGAGTTTGCTACTGGTCTTATTATCGAACAATACGGTTTGCTTGCTCCTGATGGTAAAACTGCTGTTCGTGTAATGCGTGACCATGGTGCTGGTAATCATGGTGGACATCTGTATTCTTTGCAGTTAAAGAATCCAGATAAGAGTGCTTATATTGACCCAAGTAACTTTGAAAAGGGTAAGTACTGGTGTATGTTAGCTCCGTCTATTCCTGAATCTTATTCTAAGGGTAACAAGACTAATGTAATGGGTCCGGGTGTTATGAAATCCCAGCTAGGATTCAAGCGTTATAGCAAGGAAATTGCAGGTAACATTAGTAATGTTATTGTTAGTTATGCTTTCAAGACAAAAGGCGGTGGTACTGATACTCGTTGGATTAATGAAGAAATGCGTCAGTTCGATGTTCAGATGCGTATCTCTAATGAGATTGACTTGTGGACATCTCGTTACAATCGTACTGTTAATGGTACTATTGATATGAAAGACTGGGATAACGACCAACCAATTCCTGAAACTGCCGGTATGTTTGAAATCCTAGAAGAATCAAACTACGATACTTATGGTGAATACTTGCCTCTTAGCAAGTTAAAAAGAACTATCGGTGACGTAGTTGATAAAGATACCGATACTGGTTCTATGGATATTACTCTGTATGCTGGTAAAGGCGGTATCGAAGATTTCGACATGGCTATTCGTGAAGATGTTAAGACAGAAGGATTCATTACTCCGCTTGGAGAAAAGATGATTGGTGAAGAAGGTGGTGGTCTTACTTATGGTAAATACTTCCGTAAATATAAGACTATCGACGGACATACTGTTACTTGTGTTCATCTTCCATTCTTGGATAAATCTCCTATTGCTGAAACAGCAAAAGCTAATGGACTTATTCATCCTCGTACTGGTTTGCCTATGACATCTCACAAATTAATGTTCATTGATAACTCTGTATATAATGGAAACCGTAACGTTCGTATGGTACGTATGAAAGGTCAGTCTTACCTTGTTGGTGTATTGAAAGGTCTTACTCCAATTCCACCGTCTTGGGGAGCTGTTCCTAGCAACTCTATCTCTACGGACATTGATAAGTCTCAATATGAAGTTAAGATGTCTCGCGGTTTGCAAGTTGACAGACAGGAGAAAATGTTCATGTTGGAGTGTGTACTCTAAGTTAAACAATTAAATTGAAATTATAATGGAAGGACAAACACCAAAAACCGGTACATTCGGCAGTAGTCTAGCTAATCCAAATCCACAGTCTGCTAGTATTCAGCAGACTAAAACTCCGGAAGCTCCTAAACAAACCTATGAACAAGTTCTTAAAGAAGAAGATGGTTTAGACAGAGACTTTTTCGAGGAAAGATATATTGTAATAGCTCTTGCTACTGATATTACTATTAACTCTGTTTATCGTCAAGTTAATGCTAGATACATTAATGACCGTCACGATAGTATTGGTGGTAGTATCAATTCAGCTAGAATCTTAACTAGCAACTATGAAGAAATGGCAGCTTATATGCCTTCTCTTATTGGTTGCTCCACTAATGCACAAGAATATGTCACTAGAGTTCAACGTTGGTTTAATAGTATATCTATTCCAGTTGACGGTGACGGAAAGAAACTTAATTGTTCATTCCAGTGGAAAAAGAAGAGAGACTATCTGAATTATAAGATAGATGAAACTGCTATCATAGAAGAATATGATAATGCAGAGAAATCTAATCCTAAACAGTTAAAAGATGCTATTTCAAAGTATGTTACTAAGATTAATGCTCTTGAATCAACTCGTTACAAATATGGACACCCTGTTAAGGTAGATGACTATCTTGCATATCGTCATTGTCTATTGTATCCGATTGTAGCTAAAGATGTAGCAGTTATTAGTTTTGACCCACGTATCAAATTTTATATTAAAGATGAACAACGTGAAGCTAATCGTTTGAAACGTACTCGTATTCAAGCTAACAAAGCAAGACGTAATTATCTTGATGCTATTGATAATGATGCTAAGTTTAAAGCTATCTTTGTATGTTATTGTGCAAATAACAAACAAGATGTATTATCTAACCTGTTACTTGACAGAGCTATTCAAGAAAGAATGCTTGACGAGTTTGCAATTAAAGAACCGGAGAAATTCAATAAACTGTTTAATAACTCACAAGTTGAACTTCAAGCGTTTATTGAAGAAGCAATCGCTAAAGGAGAACTAGTTCGTTCAGAAGTTAATCAAACTGTTCTAACTCCCGAAGGCGGATTTATCGGAGCTAATATGAAAGAAGCATTGGCTTATTTCAGTAATCCCGATAATGCTCAACATAAACAAGCACTTGAAACTAAACTTAAATTATAATAACTATTTATTATGAAAGTAGCAGAGATACATAACGAGTTCATGTTATTAGCCCAACAAATGGGAATGAAAACTGTACGGGCAATACTTCCCGAACAGATAGACCAACTAATTAACTTGGAAACTATCGAATATATAAAAGACGTTTTCTCTCGTAAGGGAAATCGTGAACTTGATGGTATCTCTGATAACGTTATAAGATTAGCAGAACTTAATCCTCTTCATACTAGTATTAAACTAGAACCTGAACAAGGAGATATAATGTTTGGAACTGGTTATAAGATAGAGTTGACAAACTATCCCACACCAATGTTTTACACATCTGTCTACTCCTTTATGGGGGATAAGTCTTATCGTTGTAGACTTATTGATTTAGATTTAGTGAGTGAAACGATGAACGATTATCATTCAAAGTCTATTGTTATAAGTCCTATATGTTATAAGACTGAATCTAACATTGAAGTGATTGCGACATTCGAGGTAGATAAGTTCTTAGTTAATTATATTAAGTATCCTACTCTAATTAGTATTGCAACTGATACTACGAACGAACTATCAGATGTTGCTATGAAAGAAGTTATTAAGAGAGCTGTTAATACCTTTAATGCTATCTCTAATAATAATAGTTATGAGAAAGTTTCAAACGAATTATCTAAATTAGAATAAAATGGAAAGACTGTTATTTGCAGGTAATGTTGCATTAGCTACTACTCCGGCTACTCTTGCTGCTGTTAATGCAGCAGGTATTACCGAAGGTGCTGTTGCTCTTTACGACCATGAAGGTAAAGTTATTTCAGGTGCGCTTAATAAAGCTATTCCGATGTTTACCTTATTTGTTGGTGGCGGAGCTTTTGCTAATAAGAGCAAATACTCTAATATCGTTTCCGATATTGATACTAGACGTTTCTCTTATGTTAAGAGTGTCTACGCTGCCGGAACTAAATTCAGTGCGGAAATCACTGTTCCTACCCCCGTAGTAGGAAAGGATTATACGTTAACTATGGCTAAGGCTCATACTGTTCTTAATGAACGTTATAAATGGTCTGCTAGTGAACGTGCTCGCGAGGGAGATACTGCTCCTATTATTGCTAAGAAGTTAAGTACTCAACTTAATTCTCTTGGTAAGAATGAAGGATTTACTGCTACTGTTTCTGCTGCTAAAATTACCGTAACTGGTATTGATTATGAAGCATGGAACTTGATTGCAGGCGATTCATTGTTCGGAGTTACAATCACAACTACGAAAGCTATGAAACCAATTAATGATGATGCTGCTCTTAAAGAGTTACAGATTCGCTGTATTGGTGCAGAAGGTATTAACTCTACTAGTAATGATGCTCGTAAGTTATATACTTTGCCGGAATTCTCTAATGCAGGTGGTTGGACAGTATTTACACTAACTTTCTATCCTCATCGTGACCTTCGTAGTGGTAGTACCGAAAATGTTAAGACTATTATTCATCTTGCTATTCCGACAGGAGCTGCTCAAATAGCTACTCTTGAAACAATATTTGCATCTGTTAATACTCCGGCTGCGGCTGCGGCTGCGGCAGAAGCTTAAAGAAGATATTGTAAATATAACTCGTAATAGTTTAATAAAGGGGTTGCTATTAATGTTAAAATTAGTAGTGACTCCTTTAATCATAAATAGGGATGAAGGAAATTATCGAATCTGCTCTTAATCAAGGCTTTAGTTCCTTGATAACTATTTCTATTTTCCTACTACTATATAAGTGGTTGGACAATAAGAAAAAGACTGAAAGCGAAAAGTTTGTTAGTTCTATTAGCAGTACTCTTGATGAAGTATCTAAGTCATTATTACAAGTCTCAACGTTTATTACTGATATTACAAAGAATATCATAGATAAAGATAAGGACAAATGTAAGACTGCAATAGAAGATTCTATGCTCGCTTCGGCAATGAGATTGACAATGTTCGTTACTAATACTGTTATTAATAACCACATTCATACTAATAAAGATAATATACTTGCTAATATCCATAATATAGTTAATGCAGAGTTTTACAGTGTATTCTCTAGTTTATCTTTATATAAGATTAATGGAATAAAGGCTAGTGATACTATGAAAAAGGATTGGATGCCATCAGTTGAAAAGTCTATCATAGAGATAGTGTTTAATGACAATCTTAGTAAAGAAGATAAAATCTCTAGTTTTAATAATAAAATAAACTTGAAGTTTCAGTCTTATATAACTTATATAACAAACAATACATTAAAGTAATGGACATAAACTTCGATAATGTAATAAACAAACTAGTTGACAGAGCTGTACAAATTGTACAGCTCTCCGACATTGGATTCATTCTTACTGATTCAGATATATGTAACTATAATGCTATGACTATCCTTAATCAAATGCAAGAAATAGAATCTATGTTTAGTGAGAAACAAAAAGAAAATCTAATTGCAATGTATAACGAATTAATAGTAATGCAATGAAGAGAAATGAAGATGGAACTTATACTTATTTAAATGTACCTAATAAGTATAATTGCGTCTATAAAAGATTGCTTATTAAATTAAGTGATTTAGGCGTAGATATGATTAAAGATTGTACTTCTACTTGTAAAGGTATCAATCGTCAAGTTATTAATTGTTGGAATATGTTTCAATCTGCTTGTGCAGCTTATTCTTTAGGCTATTTAAAACAAGCGGATTTACTTATTAATTATATTAATAGTTCTCTTACTCTAGGATGTACTGAATATACTAATGATGGTAAACCTATGTTTATGTCATTTGAACTTAATATTCCTGATACTATATATGGTGCACAAAAGATTATCTTTAATAAAGCTACATTTATTATTGGCAATAAAGAGAATGTAAAGAAAGACAGTCTTACTATATATAAAGTAGTTAATAATGTTGATACTATTATTGCATCAGGATTATCTATTGATAGTCCGGTTGTTTTTAGTGACAATATTCTAAATGCTGAAATAGGAGACAGTTTTATATTTAGAGCTAGTATAGAAGGAGAAGATGAAGATATTTATTATTCTAGCGACTATACTGTTGTGTGTTCTGAACCACCTGCACAAAATGTAATATACTATGGTCATACTGATATTGCTCCGCAAGAGTTTGATGATATGACTATTGACCAAATATTAGATTTGACAGACAATGTTTCTAGAACAATAGTAGGAGATAGAAATAATAACTTTATTATTCATCAAGAGAAACATATTCACTATCTATTAATACCTGAAACAGTTGAACTAGTTGAAGCTGAATATGGTACTGTATTCTTTACTACTTTATGGAATGGTAAAGATGGTGCTTATAGAACAGATAATCCAGGAGGAATATATAATGGGGTAAACTACAAAGTGTTCTTCTTATATTCTCCTACTATATTCTCTGATGATATTCGTATAACTTGCAAAAATAAGTAATATGCCAAAAGGAATAAGTATAAGTGAACCTATTATTAATAATAGTGTTGACCAACAATATAATCCACTACCTAACTTAGATGCTAATTACGGACCTTATCAAACAATTAAAGAAGCTATTGCTGCTTTACCTAGAGAGATTCGTACTGTTGGTCTAACTGTTGGTATTAGGAAAAGTAATGTTATTAAAGAGTACTGGTTTAATGGCGGTATTGAAAATGAGAATCTAGTTATTAAACAAGCAGAGAGTGGAGATAAACCTGTACAGACTGTTTATATTCAAGATACTCCTCCGGCTAATATTAATTCTCTTTGGGTAGATACTTCCGGTCTTGGAACAGCTCTCGAAGAAGATGAAAAGCTAGCTCCTATAATTCAATCTATTCAAGTAATACAACAGTATCTTGATACTATCGTACACCAAAGAGATTTGATTATAAATCCCGGTCATGTTAGTAATACTTTCTCTAAATCTGTTGCTAAAGAATATACTCCTATTGACCCTAATACTGGACAGATAAATATTCGTGTTGCAGCAATAGGTGAAAGTCTCGAACCGGAAACAGACCAATACGAACCTAATACTAAAGCAGTTCGTGGACATTATGGAACTCTTAAAGAAATCCAAGATAACTTTAAAGATTTCGTAGATTATGAACTTCTTATTGCTACTGATGCAAAGCGTCTATATACTAAGATTGATGGAGAACCTGTTAATCTTACTGGTAGTACTTCCGGTGGTGGCGGTGGCGGATTAGATTATGAAGCACTAGATAAATTAGATACTATTGGATTTGTTGCTCCTAATGGACAAGTGTATCGAGTTAAAGTTAATAACAACGGGCAACTTGTAGTATATAAGAAAGAATTAGATACTCCACAAGCAGAACCTACTGGTGGACAAACTGACCCTAATACAGGTTGGGTTTATGTAACTACATTGTATTTACAAAAGTTATATATTAACTCACTCTATTGTGGGGGTATTACAAGTGACGAATATAGTTATAATCCTTGTTCTCATAACTTTGTTGAACTTAGTAATCTTACAGGTAAAGATGTGTCTCTTAATGGACTATCGTTACAGTACGGTACAGAAGGAGGAGACTGGGAAGTACTCCCTTTATGGGGGAACATCAAAGCAGGTTCAACATTCCTAATTAGAGGTGCTCAATGTTCAGTAATGAATATTAATACTACTCGTATTAAAGTTGAAACTTATGATATGGAATGGTATGCTAAAGATGGTAATCTTATTAAGTTTGATAATAAGAAAGCTAAGTTTTTCTTGACTTGGGGTACAGAACCTAGTACAGTTGCCAATCCTTATAATAACGCGACTTCCCCCATAAGGGTATCTAAAGGTTATATTGATTTAGTTGGTTTACAAATACGAAATGCTGGTGATGCTGATAAAGTTGATGCTGCTGAAAATACTGCTTATGGTTATCTTACTACTAATTATCTGTTTACTAAGTATTATACTATGGATAATGTTAAGCAAGCTACTAAAGCTCTTAGTGCTAGAAATAACGCTAATGATATGTACTTTGTTAACCTAGAAGCCGATGTTATTCCTAGGGTAGAATCTTATACTCCTAGAGCTAGTTTTGAGAATAAGAATATATTCTTTAATAAGACTTTATTAGATAGTACTAAACCTAATAAAGTCACTATGAGTTTAGGACGTAAGGCTTGCTATACTATTAATGAAAGTAACGAACCTAATGACGATGCTAGTAGATGTTTTAATTGGGTTTCCGTAGGTTATTATGATGAATACTTATGGTATCGTGCATACCGTAGTGATAATAGTTATACTGAATGGACTAAAGTAGAATCGTTTAAGAATGAAACTGGTGTTCGTAAATACTATAATCGTATTAGAGCCATAACTACTGACGGTACTCCGTTTACTACTCATAAGGTAATACTTACTCATCTAGGAGAACAGTATGATACTCATACAAGAGACAAGAATGTCTATTATGAATATTACGTAGGTAGAGATGAAACTTATAAGAGTGATGTTCGTAGGTTTGTAGTTATGAGTGAAAATATGGTGAATGATGTTCTTAACTTTGTTCAGACTTCCGACCAACAAGGCTTTAATTGGGATGAATATAATGTATGGAGAATAGCTGCCGACCAAATAAAGAAGGACTTTAATAGATATGAAACCAGTAATATATCTGTGTGCTACTTTATGATTAATACTGGTGATATGACACAGAATGGTAATCGTATTAATGAATGGTTAGATTACGAAGCCGGTAGAGCATCTTTATATGATATTGCAGAAATGGTTACTGTTGGTAACAATGACCTTACTCCTGCTAATGTCTATGTTCTTGGTGACGGTGGAGATGATTCTAAAATCAATGCTACTAATATTCGTTTCTTCTATTGTTATGAAATGGATGAAGATAATCCTCCTGTATTTACTGTTGAAGGAAAAGAAATATTCGTTGAATCATTATATTCATTCGATGTTGGTCATACCCATTTCTTATGTGTTAATAGTGAGATAAGTTCTAATACTGAACGAAGTGTTTATGGACTTTCTACTACCGGAGTAATGTATGACTTAATAAGACAATGGTGTGAAAGAGATGATACAAAAGCTGTTAATGCTAAAGCTAAGATAGCTTATTGTCATGAAATGCCTTTTACTATCATTACTCAAAATCTTATTAACTCATTTTATTGGAACGGTCAAGAAGATACTAGTGTAGAACGAAGTGGTAGTCGTTTGAACTTTAATACAACTAAAGCTAATGCCTATTGGTTCTCAAAGTTCTTACAGACCCATAATTACCGTTTATGTCTTGGCGGACACAAACATACGTACAGTTGCAGTTATCCCATTTTAGAGAATGAGAACAGCTCTATGAAGCCTATCATACAGGTTACTGCGGACGTTTTACAGAACGATTTCGGTTCGACTGAACTATATACGGAAATTGCCGAAGGTGCTTTACAGGGACAATCTTTCCCTAAATCATGGGAGAATAATGCCAATTACGATATGTTGAAACACTTGTGTACGTTTCAATTGGTTGAAGAGATTACAGCTCCTATATATTTAATGTGTCAAGCTACCGGATATAAACATACTAGTAATAAGGAATTACCTAGTCCTAATATACCGTGGTTAAGGTATTTCTTTCCAGCTAGTATTACGATTAATAGTCGTGACGATGTTACAGCTAAAGTTAATGCTGGACAACGTTATCCTTTCTATATTAAGTATTTCTTAAATAAAGGTAAAATTAGTGACCTTGTTTATTATCCTCAATTAACTGCTACTGTTAAGAAGTTATCTAATGTATTTAATAATTCAGGTAAATACAATGTTAATATAGAAGGATTGAATCCTAATTACGGAGTTGTTGGCGGTAATGGTGAAACTAATAATGGTAACGATATTATAAACGTTAAGTTTCCAAAATATAATATTTAATAATTATGGCAGATAATATTAAAAGATACAATCCTGATACTGGTAATTGGGACGTATCATCTTCGGGTAAAGCTACTGGTATTATAGTAGAAGACCCTCGTCTTATTGACCCTGAATTAGCAGAGCAAGGTAAGACAACTGAAACTGTCAATGACGTTCTTGTTCGCCATGACGAAGAGATAAAGAAACAAGGCGGATATATTGCTTGGCTTGCCGAACATGGTGGTGGAGGAAGTGGTGGTGGCGGAGGAGCTACCGGAGATAAAATTAATCTTACTAATGGTAATATAGTAAAAGAAGGTAATATTAACTATCTCTATTCTACTGTAACTACTAATATTAAATTAGACTATCTTATTACGTCTACTAAGAATAATAAAAGATATTTTATTAATGTTACTCTTGATGGTAACACTATTATCGAACGTAAAGAAGCATGGACTAATACTCCGGGTACTCTTACTATTCCACAATTAGATAAATTCTCTGCTAATAGTAATCATTCTGTTGTAATTACAGCTAATGATACAGATGGATTCTCTGCTGAATCATATCTACTTAATATAGTAGAAGCTAGTATTAAACTTGATAGTATAGTATCAGGAAATACAGCTACTGTCGGTATTAATTACTTCTTTACTTATAGTATTACTAGTAAGATTATTGGTTCAGATGTTAATCTTGTTGTTACTAATGTAACTAATGGTGCTACTAAAACTATTGAATTAGGTAAAACTACTTCTACTGCTCCTAGACAAGTTAATGTTAACTTATGGGATTTAGGAAGTATTATTGCCGGTAGTTCTTATACTATACAGGCACAAGCGTTTACTTCAATGAATGAACAAACTGTTCAATCAGATAAAGTAACCAATCGTGTAGTAGTAGAAGATGGTGTAAATTTAGTTGTACTTGTAGAAGGTATTACTACTAAAGCAGAAGTAGATGAAGGTATTGAAAGAACTAAATTCTCTCAAAGCGGTAATATATCTTTTGCGTTTACTCCTTATCTTGCTGGTGTAAGCCTTATTTATTATGCAGTTAGAATAGAACATAATGGTATTATTAAAGATATAGGTTATTTCGATGAAGGAAATTATAATGATAACCAGTATGTACAACGTGGTAAACAACAAGTATTTAGTTATGCTATTCCAACAGAAGGAAATGTTCTTGGTGATTGGAATATAACTCTTCGTTGTTGGTCTGAAAAAGGAGACCCTATTACTGATACTCTTTTAGCTTGTGAAGTAGTATCTAGTTCTTCTGCTCTTATTGTAGACCAAAATCCTAATAATAGTAGATATGCTAGTTGGCACGTTCGTCAAGAGAGTTTTCCTCAAGTATCAACAACTAAAGTTTGGACAAGCAATGAACCTAATTTTACTGCTCCTGGTAACATTGAGCCAACTGGTGCTATAACTAATCTTAATGTATATAATACTAATGGTGTTCTTTCCGGCTTCTTAGTAGAGAAAGGACAATCAATGTTACGTATATCAGGAGAGGCTTATGGCGTTATTGACGTACAACCATTTAAAGATGATGCTACAACTCTTAATAACTGGTCAAGACAAGGATTCGGTTTATCGTGTACATTCAAGTCAGATAAACATCCTTTCTCTAACAGAACAGTCTTCTTTATAGGGGATTACAATACAGACGAGCAATTCTCGGAAGGTATTAAGATAGGTCTTGAAGATATTACATGGTCTTATACCGATGGTAATATTAAAGAGACTATTAGTTGTAAGATACAACAAGGTGTTATCAATACTGTTGACTTCATAGTTAATAAGAATCCAGGAAAGATGATTGTCGGAATCTTTATTAACGGTGTACTTAATGCTGCTCGTGAAATTAAGAATGACTTTACTTGGAGAACTAGTTCTAAGATATATCTAGGTTGTGACATTAGTAATGCTGGTCAGATTCAGAACTTTGCCGATGTTAACTTTTACGATATTAAGTTATTCCGTGTTCCTGCTAATGACAAAGAAATTGTTATTAATGCAATGAACTCCAAAGCTAGAGCAACATTGTTACCTGATGGTAGTGTAGACTTTACGGAATATAATAGAATGAAGTTAAAGAATTTCTTCTCTACTTCTGATTCTGAACCACACTCAACACTTTGGGATGATATTAATCAGACTTATGCTAATATTAACTTTAATAGTCTTATCTCCGATACTACTAAAGTACTTCCAATAGACATTATGTTAATTAACTGTGCTAATACTGGTTTTACTCGTGCTGTATTTGAAGAAATAGGTGGACAGAATAATAACTGGTATTCAGGTTGCACTATGAGTTACTTTAGTCCAACTTCCGGTAAGTCTAGTTCTGAATATACTACTGATGTATCTGTTTCTAAACAGGGTACTTCTACTATGAACAATCTTGTTAAGAACTTAGAGATTAGATTTGATAAGATGCTTAAAGCAGATGATGGTAGTAATCTTGATTACGAGTTATTCCAACCTAAAGAAACATGGTTTCCTGAAAGACAATTTACACTTAAAGCCGACGTTGTAGATAGTGCTCATGCTAATAACGCTTCTATTGGTAAATGGATTAATGATAACTCGGATTTCTTATTTGAGAAAACTCCACCTATGGAAGAGTTAGAAGCTCACCGTCCAGTAGATACTCGTGATAGAACTGTTAAAGATAAAGTAACTATTAAGCAAACACTTGAAGGTTTTCCTATTATTCTTCTTATTCAGTTTGATGGTGAGGAAACTCAAACCATGCTTGGTATATATAGTTTTAACTTAGGTCGTGGAGCTTATTATAATATGGGCTTCCGGTTTTTAAAAGATTTTACTACTAAGATAAAGAATACTGCTGGTGAATATGTAGAAAATAAGTTACCTGCTTTTGTTACTTCTTATCATGCTTATGAGCAAGATGAAAAGTTTGGTAGTATAGACCAACGTAAAGTTTACTCTTATGAGTTCGGAGAAAATGCAAACGTTATTGTTGATGGAGATAAAACTCTACCATTGGCTTTATTTATGCAAGACGATATATCTATCATAAAACACGTAGGTGAGTTTAAATATAATGGTGGTAATTGGTTAGAACCAACTGCTCCTGTTACCGATGATAATGTTTGGAGAGCGTTGCAAGAACTATTTAGTATCTTTGCTCAAATGACTACTTCAACAGTTAAGAAGTATCTTTGGAATGAACAGACAGGTGGTTATGAAGAAACTGCTGGTGAATATCCTGCTCAATCTAGTTGGTCTACTCTTGCTGCTGAACTTGATACTAAGTTTTCAATTAGAAATGCTTATTCTTATTTATTAGTATGTGTCAAATATGGACTTGTCGATTCGTTAGGTAAGAACTTAACAATAGTATGTTATGATATTGATGGTACTAAGAAATGGTTTATTCGTTTCTATGATATGGATACTGGTAATGGTCTTGATAACGTAGCTCTTGAATCTGTTGCTAAAACTGCTTGGCTTGATAAATTTAGTAATAATGATAAGAATGATGTTAACTCATTAGTTATTACTAAGAACGCTGCTGATGGTGGATATGATACTTATAGTTCTCGTATGTGGGACGTATTAAGAGATACTATCTTTGCTAATACAGGTGTATTCGATAGCTCTCTTGAAACTCTTTGGGATTTATGGAGAAACAATGATAACATTGCTAAAGATACTAATAATTATATAGATAATTACTTTGCAGCTCAAACAAAAGATTGTGGTGAGTTACTATTTAATTATGACTATAATGTTAAATATCTTACTGCTTATGTTGGTGAAGCCGGAGGTGCTGCTTCTTATGCTAACATTGAGTTCTTACATGGTACTCGTGTTGAGTATGTTCGTGACTGGTTAAAGAAACGTGTTTGGTTCTTTGATGGAGTATTTAAATATAATAATCCTAGTAATATTCAGCCTTATAATAATAAAGGAACATTCTCGGCAGGTGGAGCAGAGGCTATTAATCCTAAGTTAGTAATTACTTCTAATTGTCCAGCTATATTTGTAGTTAACATTGGTAATACTACTGATACTAGATATTTCTTAGAAGAAGGTAAACCTACTGAAATAAGACTATCTCCTATTAGTTCGTTTAATACACAGATTACTATTAACAATACTCCACAAATTAATGATATTGAAGGATTAGGTGGAATGAGATTCCAAAGATTTATGTCTAGTATGAAACTTCCTAGTTTTTCTAAACTAGATTTATCATCAGTTGATACTCTTAGTGATTCTCCTATTCCATTTGAAACAGTATTTGTTAATGACGAAGATTTCTCTGATGTTAGACATATTGATTTAAGTAATACTAAGTTTTGGAGTGGTAATGCAGGTCAAGGTACATTTACAGTTAATATAGAAAAATATACTAAGTTGAAAGATTTAAATATATCTAGTTCTGTTGTAACTTCTGTATCTTTACCTAATGCTTCTCTTGCATCTTTGAATATAACTAATTCAACAGTTGAAGGCATTAGTCTTGTTAATCAACCATTCTTGGAATCATTAGATTTCTCCGGTTGTAAGCGATTGAAAACAGTTACTATTGATTCTTGCGATAAGATTACTGAATTAAATCTTAGTAATCTAGGAGATTTACATACTATTAAGATTACTTCATGTCCTAATTTGAAATCTATTGTATGTAGGAACAACGTTAATTTGACTACATTTAATGTATCTAATTGTAATAAGGTTGAAGCAATTAATTTATCACAATGTACTAATAGAGGTCTTATTATTTATATAGTAGGTGCTCCAAATATTAAAGAACTTAATGTGTCTAGTACTAATACTAATAATGATATTCAAGTTGCATCTGAACTTCCTAATCTTAGAACATTAAATATATCTAACAGTCAAGTTAGTGCTATACAATATGGTAATACTCCTGTTCCTACTTATAAAGGAAATAAGATATTCGATGTTAGTCAATTAATAGATTTGCAATTTAGTGTTCAAAATGCTAAAGGTGTACATTACTTTAAGTTTAACAATAATAAAGTACATCCGTTTACAACAGGTACTAGTGCTTTTGCTGGTTGTTCTAACTTAAAGCGAGTATTCGGTCATCTTAAACTTTCAGGAAATGCAATATTTAATGGTTGTAGTCAATTCTATATTCATGAACCAAAAGAAAAGGTAGATGGAATTACTCCTGATTATAATGGAGAATGGTTTGGTCCAGATACCAATACTGCTCAAGGTTCTATTGATTGGAGAAATAATGTTGACTTATCTACAAACTTTACTATTGCAACTACTAATTGCAATAGTATGTTTAATGGAACTAGTTGTAGTATATACGATGTTTATTACTTCTTATATAAGTGTGATAATGTAACTTCGTTAGATAGTTGTTTCGCTAGTAATAAAAATATAGTATGGGATTTATTAGATAGTCCTCGTAGGAATATGTTTAATCATTGTACTAAAGTAGTTACAATGAATTCTATATTTTTGGGATTACCTAGTCAAGATTTTAAGATACTTACTAGTACTTATGATTATGGTTCTACTGAACATAATGGATTGTTTAGTCCTCTAGTTAATCTCCAGTACATGAATAATGCTTTTTCGTTTGGAGGAACTAGATATACAAGTCCTGCATTTTTAGCTAAATTCAAAGGTAATGTTAATTCTAAAATAATCGGATTAAATTCAGTATTTAGAAGTGATGGTAATATCATGTTTGTTAGAGATATTAATCGTTCTCCTTCTGATAATACTATTGTTAATGAATTAACTGCTGCTGATTCAGAAACATTGCTTACACAGTTGCCAAACTTGGAATACTTAAATAATATGTTTAATGGTTCTAATATATATTTCAATCAATTAACAGATGAAGATGTTGAAGATGGAGTTATGTATTGTCCATTATTCTATAAGAATACTAAGTTAAAATATATACAAGATTCATTTAAAGGACTTGTTAAGTCTAAAGGTTCTTTATATAATGTATTTGGTGGAACTGTTAAGAATAAGACTAATCTTAGATTCCCTACTGCTTTGTATGGTATCTATAATTCATTCTCTATTGGAGATAATTCTACTATTACATTCCCTATTCATAATTCAATGTTTAGTAGATTGAAGAACTCATTGAAGTATATAACAGGACAACAAGCTATTAATCAATCTACATTAGGTAGTTTTCAAGGATTTACTAAACAGTTCCTTAAAGAAGGTGATGAAGTATTTCCTTATGATGTATTTACTGGTTGCAGTGCAATTGTTGAAATACCGGGATTCTTCTCTGGTTTAGTTCTTCCTGCTAATACAGTAGTTGAGCTTCCTCTTAATTCATTTAAGACTAATTACAATCTTACTAATATAGCTAATCTATATTATGACATGAAGAATTGTAAATATAGTCTTACTGGTAAGGGATTCTCTAATTGTAAGATAGTTAATGCTTATAGATGTTTCTCTGAAATAGAAACTAGCTATGTTAAGAAAGGAGCAGTTCCTTATGGTCTATTCTATATGGAACAGACATCTATTATTAACTATAAAGGTTGGAATGAGACCGATGCTGCTAGTAGAGGTATTACAGAAAATTATGGTATAGATAGTCAAGGTAATTGGATTGAAGACGCTGAAATGCCAGCAGAGATTACTTATGCTAAACAGAGAACTCTTCCTAGAAAGACTATTGTTAATATGTCTTTCTGTTTAGAGAGATTTCAAAGTACAGAAGCACAGGCATATACCATGAATTATGGTAATCTTACTAAGACTAATTATGGAGATATTATAGTTCCTAATGAAACTTATAATCCAGTTAAGTATGTTCTTAATCCTAATTATGACCCTAGAGAATGGTTAGACGAAGAACAAACTCAACCAAATTATAATAGAGATATTCATAGAGTTATCTTAAATAAAGATTTCGATAAGTACGAGTTTGCTTGGAATGAATATTGTGTTGATGGTCTTAGTGGACTAGGAGATATAGTTAGAGACAGTGCTCTTTATACTGCTGTTACTAATGGAGAGATTAATTGTTCTCCTACATTACCTGAAATCTTTGATGATAATGCAGCAGCTATTGCTCCTCCTTCCGGTAACCATACTAATAGAAAAATACTTAACTATATTTGTCCTCCTGACTTATACTATTATTGTACTAATGGAAGTAATATGGTAGTTAATGGAGTATTTAGTGGTAGTGGTAGACTAAATGGTGACCCAACTTATGATTATTTTAATTATGGAGTTCGTGGTCGTATTGCTCCTAACTTATTTAAACCTATACGTAATGCTACTGATTTATCATTGACATTCTATCGTTGTCCGTTACTTCTTCCATATAAATGGAATAACAGTACTAACGGAGATATAGGTGAAATGTTCTCTAGTCAGATGTTTGCAGGAATGAATAAGTTAGCTAATATCTCTAGTATGTTCTACTTTACTGTTATACCTGCTAATGTTATTATTCCAGTTGAGTTTGTAGTAGATTGTATTAATCTCCAAGATATATCACAGTTGTTCTTAGCTGCTGATTTTCAATCTACTGCTGCACAAGCACAACAAATAGATGATAATACATTTGCTAAGAATGTTAATTTGAAGAATATTAGTTATGCTTTTGCCAGTGGACAAAGCCAAGGAGACTGGTCAGCTAGAAGTCCTAAGAATATTAGTTATGCTTTTGCCAGTGGACAAAGCCAAGGAGACTGGTCAGCTAGAAGTCCTAAGAAGATTAGTTCTACATTGTTTAATGCTAATAAGCATAAGCAACTTACTAATGTAACTGGACTATTCTATAATGCAATTACTACTACTGGTAGTGTACCGGAATTTTGGAATTGGCTTAATAATCTATCGGCAGCTAATAGAGCAAATGTGTTCTATGCTATGCGTAAGGCTAATCTTACTAATGGTAATAGTGTTCCTAGTGGATGGGATACAGGTATGGTATAACAAAAAGTTGATAATAGTATTGTATAATTAAACAAAATTTAGTTTCTTGTAGCGTCCCCCATAAAGGAGTGAGTATTAACAGTAATCACACCTCTTTATGGGGGAAGGTTGCAAAGAGTAATTAATAATCATTTAAAAGTAATTATCATGGATAATCGTATTTATAACAGAGCTAATTCAGCTAATAGTTTACAAATATCTATAATGGGTAAAGTTGAAGCTGTTGCAGAGTTTTCTATTCCTAATGGAATGGGTGGTAAAGAACCATTCTTATTAAAGAATGTTACCGAAGACCCTATAACAGTTGAAGTAGTTCTTGCAGGTATGGAAGAACCTATTACTACTGTTCTTTATTCCGGTTGGAATGTTGAGTTAGTTAAACAAGTTAATAACGCACAAGCTGATACATTACAATATGGGTACTAATACTGGTATAGGTATAGGTATCGGTATTCCTTTTAGAAATAATGCTCTTGGTGGAGATAATATATATTTTCCACCGGAGCTTAAAGCTCGAATGATTGGTGTTTGGGATAACTATGGTAAAAAGAATACTGATGCTGATAGGAATATTATTAAGAATAAGATTCCTAATGCAGGTGGAGATTTAGAGATTCTAAATGCAGCATATAAGTTAAATAGTGGGTTTGGAGAATATAAGTTTGATTTTGAAAGATGGGCACTTACAAAACCATCTACTACTTGTAAAAAATATAATGATAGTTTTAATATTACTTATGTAGGAAGACCTGTTTCAGAAGGAGAATGTATTGTAGAAACTGGTAATAATAGTGATTCTGATATTCAAGTATATTTCAAAGTAGAAATATCAGGAATTGAAGATGATATGGAAGGCTGGTTCAATACTGCTAATTTTAGAAATAGACAACAATTATATAATGGTATTAATATAATAAACGTAACTGTCAATTCAAAACATTGGTATGGATTTGATTTCATTAGAACTGATGGTACAGCTTTAGGTAAGTGTAATATAGTTGTTAAACAAATACCTGAATTTGAAGGAGCTTTAGTAACTGATGGTATTAATGATATTATTGCATCTATTAAAACCTTAGAAGATTGGAATGTTGGTAATAAAGGAATTACTATTATTAGTATGATTCATCAAATTACTACTAATAAAAATTTTACTACTACTAATAATCTTAGGAATGAAGGAAGAGTTGTAGGTAGAAATGTAGTTAGTAATACAGGTAAGACTGGAATTTATGGATGGTATAAAGAAGACCTTCAAGGAAAAACTGCAACTTTAATAAGTAATATATTAGGAGATAAGAACGACTATACAGGACATTATACAGAAAGCACTAACCCAATTACTAATTCTAAGTTTTATGTACAAGGCTATGCTATTGAAAATGGTTTTACTGAATTATCCTCTGTTGCTCACTATTGGACTTTTGCAGTATTAGGTAAAGCTACCGAAGATGAAATCAATCTTATTATTGCTAAATATAATCTTGATAGAACACTTAGACCTGATATACTTTGTAATATAACTAAGCAAGGTATTACTAATGATAATCATGCTGACTTCAATGATAAGTTAGTTGATTATAGCGGTAATGGCAGAGATATACAAATGTATAATCTAGCTTGGAAAGGCAGTAGTGGTGTTGCAACTAAGAAGTTTGAGACTATTAAAGATTATCTTATTGTTCCTGATGAAGGATTACAGGAATTAACTATCTTTAATGAGTTTAGTTATAAAGTAAAATCTATTAAGTATGCAGATAGATATTGGACTATACAAACTCTTAATAAAACAGATGTTTCTTATCCAATAACTATTGTTTCAGATAAAGATATTATTTGGAGAAATACTATAAACTATACTGATGAAAATGGTGTAAAAAGAAGTATAAGAAAAGAAACAAATGTTCCTGCTAATACTCCTACTCAAGTATTTGTTTTAGGATTTAACGACTTTGATGTTCCTGATAATTATACTAAAGTAAATTGTGTTGCTTATGCTACTAGAACAGATATTACTGAATTTACAATTACATTTATTCCTAGTTGTAAAGGAGGTATTCTATTAGATGGTATAGAAGATTTTGGTAAGGTGACAGGGATGCCGATTTACAAGGATTATACTTTCATTATAGATAGAAAGTTTTTAAATGAAACATTTGCTAATCAAGTATGCTTAGCAAGTAAATCTAAAGTGGCAGTAGAAGGAGAAAATGGTGGTGCTTTTATTATTGATAATATTAGTATTAACGCTATTATTAATCCTTATAGTTTTTATAAAACTACTAGTTTACCAAACTTAAATACTTTTGATAAACAAATAGTATTTCAAACTAAATATAGATATCTTGATAAAGATATTGCTGCTGGTACTGCTACTGATAGTGATACTTTATGGTTAGGAACATTTAGAGATAACGATAGTCGATTTGCTAATGTTGCTATCTACTCTCTCATGTCCTTCCCTTATTCCATGTCCGAGTTCTTGATAGAGCGTCAGTTGAAGAAACACAAACTAGGTACGCTGTATCCGGATATGGTGGAGTTTAGACCTGTTATCAATAGTAACGTTTTGTTAGATTCTAAACCAACATTCGTTATTCGTGGTACTAGTACTCATCTAAATGCAGGAGATTATGTTCCTGAAAATAGTCAAATATGGGTAAGTATTAAAATGAATAACATTGCCGATAGAATAACTAAGTTTACTGTTAATGGCAAGACTATTGATATTTCTGAAAATGCTTATAGTGAAGTCACATTGCAATATGGTTTCCCTTTTGTAATAGATAAATCTCCACAGAAGATTGGTATAACTATTGAACAGGATGAAAACTATGTTTTGTTCAATCCTGTTATTACAAGTAATGTAGAATATCATAGGTTAGACTTTTATTTAAATAATTATCAAAAGATAATTAATATAGGAGATTATATACCAAAAGATGCTTATCTTAGAGCTAATATATATTTAAATAATAATGTTGATGAACTTACAGCGTTTATATTTAACGGAGTAAATATTGGTTATAGAAGAAGTTCCGTTGATGATACGGCTTTTAATATTAGTCATATATATAATTATGATTCTCCACAAGAAGTAAATATTACTATTGATGAGTACATCAGATATGAGGACATTGTGCAGCCGTATCCAGTTCTATTGAGATTCAACGATGAAAACGGTAATGAAGTATCTTGGGGAGGTAAGTTTAGAGTAGGCTCTACTATTACTAGAATAGTTTCTGCCGCTGATTCTAATCTACTTCCTAATATATATAATATATTTGGATTATTATTGAATGACAATCAAGTAACTAGTTCTAAAGTTATTGTTGAAAAAACAATGGTATTTAAGGCTAAAAGTGCTTATATATTTGATAATAATGAACCTAACTGTATCCTATCTCCTAGACTATTGAGAATACCTAACTCTAGCTATAAGATTCTAGGTTACATTCCCGATATATCCGGTCATGGTAATCATGGTGTTATTCATAACTCGGCTTATGCAGAAGGAAGCGGAGTAAATGAAGATGGTTCATACCAGTTCGATGGCGTAGATGACTTTGTTACTATTCCTACTGTTACTGGTGGAGGAAAGCAAGTATTAATGAAGGTTAATAATAATACTATCAATTCTATGTTATATGACCAAAGGTCGTCCTATGCTTCTCCTAATTCTTTATATAATGATTTTGCTATATATTGTACTAATTCTGCTGATAATAATCAAATAGCATATCAATCTAGACTAGTTGGAAACACTTATATTGATGGAATACTAAATACAAATATTACTTGTGAAGATTTACTTGGAGTATTACATAATATAACTATTACTTGTGATATAGTTGCTCCTAATAATGGAGTAGTTCCAAACATAGGAAGAGGAGGAGTTCTTAAAGACCTTTATTCTAAAGTTGCTCTCTACGATTTCATGCTCTTCGACAACATCTCAACAGATGATAAGATTAAAGAGCTGAACGAGTATGTAGGTATTGAAGCAAAGGTAGAATTACCACCTTATTATTGGGATGCTTATGGCAAGACTAATCTTGATGCAGATAAAGCTACTATTCAACAAAGAGGTGTAGCCGAAGGTGATTATGATATTACTAATTATAATCACGCTTACGATAAAATGTCAGGTTATGGAGGTTATAATTTAGGTAGATTTGATAAGTCTTGGGCTAGTTCTAGTTCTTCTAATACTAGCATTAAAGTTGTTCAACGAAATCCTTATGATATTACTTTAAAGAAGTTAGGAGGAAATAGTGATTGGGAATTTAATAATACAGAGTTAAAAGTTATATCTAATCCTGTATCTGTTAAATTTAAATCTAATAAAAATATAAGAGTTACGTGTGATTATCATTACCATCCTGTTGGAGGAAATAGTGAAGGTACTCCTTTAAGAATAACTTCTAAAGATTTAATTGCCAATAAAGATGCTATTATCACAATTTCACCAATCAGTCAAGAGAATATAGATAAATATAATATTGATGTAAATAGAGGATACTATCTTATTTATTTTCAATTGTCATCTACTCTCGCAGTTAACGAAGAAGTAACTATCGAAATGCTTCCTCTTTATCCTAATGGTCTTGTATGCGACGGAGTAACTGATTATAGTGAGAACGCCAATATTCCTGCATTGACGGATTTTACTTATGTGTTTAAAAGAAAGTTACTTGATAATGTAGCAGGTTGTGCATCTATGACTAAAGGTTTAACTGACCAACAGAGAGCGGTAGTAATAGATTATATCAATACAACTGGTGGTATCAATGGTACTTCTTTTGGAAATATGGCTTTTGTACCTAGTTTAAGAGATAGTGATATTATATATAGTACTACAACAAATATCAACGGTACTACTATTACTAAAGGTAATAATCCTGATAGTAATGGAATTGATATAGGTAAGTTTGCCACTTATTACAAGAAGATGGTGTTCTACAAACTAATACTCTACCCTAAAACTATACCGCTATTGCAGATTAACTTCCTAAAGAATCTAATGGAAAGAGACGAGATAATTGATTTAGATAATCCTATATTCAAGAAATGAAATTAATGCCTTATAAGATACTTAGATTAGTTTATATACTAATTGCAGTAGTTCTAATAACTATGTACATACTAGGTTTAATATTTAAAAATTTAAAGTTATGATTGATTACATTGTGTTTCCTATTGCTGATATAGGTGAAAAAGAATCAGCTAAGATTGAAGAACTTAACTTGGTTCTACGTGAAAATAAAGCTAAAGATAAAGCACTAATGAAGTGCCAGCATTTCCAAGAAGTGTTTCCTGAAAAAGTAAAAAGAATAGTAACTGTTAGTGAAGAAGGTTTTGAAGATGTTACTATTGAATATCCTTATGAGACTTATTCTGATAAAGCTCTTTATGATTTATTAGATAGTCCTGATTGGAAATCTGAATTAGATGAAGTAGTCGAAGAATCCCCCATAGAGGAGTAACTCTACTGAATCATTAACTCTTAAAGCCCTGCTATAACAAGTAGGGCTTTTATTTTGTTCACGAGATACTTAACTTTTTAATAAAATTATTATGTATAGCTAAAATAGATTAATGCTCGAACTTCTTATATTATACTTTGTTATGAGTGTATAGTAGCTACTATAAGATATTCTTAATTTATTAATCTAAACCTTATTTATTATGCAAGTAATTGAAAAAGTTAAAGTTGTTCCTGAAGGCTATAATGGTGCAGGGATGGACGGTATGTATGGTCGCCGTGATGTTAACGGTAAAGCTAATGCAGGTCTTACGCTTGGTATTATCGGTACTGCTCTTGGAGCTTGGGCTTTATTTGGCAATCGTCGTTCTGCTGGTGTTCTCGGAACTGGTGCAGGTCTTATGGGAGACGGTTCTACTAACATTAACGTAGTTGGTGTTGGTGCAGGAAATGGTACTGCTCCTACTGCTTTCCAAGCATGGGCTAAATCTTGTGAAGATACTCTTGCTTTGCAAGGTGGTCTTTATCAGTGGGCTTTGACACAACAGAGTCAACGTTTCCAAGACCGTCAGGTAATAGACGGAGAAATGTTCGGTTTGTATAAATCACAGATTGATGCTGACTTTAGTCTGTACAAGGGACAGCGTGATAACTACGATGCTCTTAAAGCACAGATTGATGAGCTTAAAACTCAAGTTGCTGTTGGTGCTGCTATTCGTCCATATCAGGATAAACTTATCCAATGCGAAATTGAGAAAGCCTTTACAGCAGGTATCAATTATGTCGATAAAAAGACTTGTAATGTTATCTATGGTGTTACTTGTCTTCCTAATGAGCCTACTACAACTGGTCTTGTCGGTAGAAATGCCAATGGCTGTTTACCGTGTGGTTTCACTCAAACAGCTAGTACTCCTGCTACATAATGTTATTAATCTAATAAAAAGTAAGTTATGTTACCTGTTAATCAATTTATATTAGGTGGTGACCCGTTGTTTAATTCGGGTAATCTTAACGAACAGATTCAATATCTCGAAGAACAAAAGCGTCTTATTGATGCTCGTCAAAAACAGATACAGCAAGTAGCTACTGGACAACAGACTATTCCTGTTCAACAGCAACAGCCACAAGTTAGTGTTTGGGATTTGATTGATTCAGAGATAGAACCGCTTACAGCTGAACAGAGAAATATGCTAGCTAGTAATGAAGAATATGTAAATAATTATAATAATCTTCAAAGTATGGTTCAAGCAGAAGTTCTTAATCTTGTAAGAGCTAAGATAGAAGGAAGTCCCGAAGGTAAAGCTCTTCTTGATAATCAACTAAAGTTGGTTAAAAATCTGAAAACTAGTATTATCGAGATGTCACAAAGAGAGATGCAATTGTTCAATGCTTTTAAAGAAGCTAGTGCAAAGAATCCTTCTCTTACGTATGAAGAATTTATTAAAACTATGAAGTAATGGTAGACGTAAGTGTAGTAAAACAAAAGCTGCAAGATTATATTATTAATCAGATAGATATTCTTGGCGAATCTAATCCGGCTATTAAGTTAGTTAAGCCTTTGGCTAAACGTGCAATTATTAATAACATTGATAGTTTTGATAAGTTTATTAACGCTATTGCTAAAGACGGTAAAATTGATATTGAAGGTATTGTTGACGAAGAGATGGAAATAATCAAATCTATACCTAACTTTGATTTCAATGTTCCTATGCTTGGTAATGGTAACATCTCTAACGGTAACATAACTCTTTCTATTCCTTTTATTAATAAAGGAATTATGTTTAACCAGTCTGATTTGGAAACATTCAGACAACTATTAACTAAATAACATTATGAGAGAAGTACCATACGAGACAGACCATGATGTTCGTGCTCGTTCTCGGAGAGACGAAATGTACGAACGAATTAATGATTTCCTTGCTCGTGGCGGTCGTGGAAGAAGCGGTCGTGGCGGACGTGGAAGAGGGATGATGAATCGTATTGGATATAGGACTTACGACAACTACGATAGAGATGAGCACAGAGGTTACGACGAACGTCATAGATTCGATGAACATAGAGGATATGACGATGATGAACGTATGCTTCTTATGCAAATGCTTGGAGTAGGTGAAAACGAACGTTATAATGATTATGGAGATGAACATTTTAATAAGCAGGAAGCTAAGCGTACTGTTGATGAAATGTACCATGTCAAGGACGGTAAGAAATATATCGGTGAAAAATACGATATGCAAAAAGCCCACGAAGTTTGTAATAAATTCAAAGATAAACTAGAAGAGGAAGTAGAAGCTGCTGATGTTTATGTAGCTATTAATGCTCAATATCACGACTACTGCGAGTTATTCGAGAAGTGGTTCGGAAAAGGTAACTTTGACGAAATGGTATTCGAGAGTGCTATTGCCTTTTGGTTTGACGATGTTGATTTCGGAGAAGATAAGCTCTGGAAGTATTTCAACGAATTGAAGTAATACAAGTTCTGCTACATTCCTAAAGAGAGATTACTAAATAATAGTAGTCTCTCTTTTCTTTTTAAAATAAAGTTTTATATTTGCGACTGTAATATAAAACTTAATAATTATGGGAATCTTAATGAAAGTGTTGTTTGTTGTCGTAATAGCTATCACTATTATGGCATTTGCATGGAAAGAAGCAGCTAGTATTCTTCTTGCTAAAGTTATTACCTATGTAAAAGTAGGAGGTGTGTTATTGAGTATTATTCTCGCTACTCTATTATTCTTGTTGTAATATGGACTTCGGGAATATACTTAATGAGATTCTACGTACTACTGCTACTAGTTTCGATTTTGCATTTGTTATTTGTGTTAATGTACTAGCTTATCTAGTAATTAAACTAGTTGACAAACTTAACGGAACTAAAGTAGTAAGTACTTGGAACAAGAGAGTAATAACTCTAGTGTGCGCTTTAATAATGGGAGTAATATACTTCTCATTAAAGCTAGGTGATGTTAAGGTAGTACTTAATTCTATTATTCTTAGTTTTGTCTTTTGGAGTTGGATTCTAAAGCCAATATTAGCCTTCTTCAAGATAGACTATAAAAAGTTTATAATAGAAGATGATGAACCTAATCAGTATCCATAGTAAGTACTATTAGTAAGATTAACAAGTTAAGGCTGGCTAGAGATAGTCAGCCTTTATCATGCACACATTTCTTTACGGGGGAATAAAAACTACGTCCCATCGTCCCACGCTTTCACAGACGTCCACCATAGGACTTTAGTGCCTAACCTTAACTTACTATTATCCGATAGTATTGCGTGCCACCACGGGGCTTAAAATGCGTCACGTGTATAAAAATGTTTACAATGCGAATATCCGTTAGCTAGATAGAAAGCTAGATAATAGTGCTAAATCAAAATTATTAATAAAAGTCTTGTTAATACCAATATAATAACTATATTTGTTATAATACTAATTCAAAAACAATAGTAATATGAGTTCATTAAATCAAATTGTATCTGAAATAGCACACGCTATTCATCAGCCTAATAACTTTACTACGAGAAGAACTATTCGTAGTGCTGTTATTCATACGTTCAATGAACAGGTACGTCAGACTTACGAACGTCATGCTAATGTCGATAAGATATTAATGCAACGATATAGGATAAGTCTGATTAATGTCCCTGATGGTGATATATTCCAAAGTCTTGTTAGTACTAAATACAAAGTAAAGAGAAGTAAAGATAGAATCCCTAGACCAGTTCGTCTTGATAATAATCTTCCGTTTGTTAGTGTACGTACTGTCGGATATGATAATATGGCTATTCCATTTATTAAGGAAGCTAATGCTCAATTTTATAAAGCACTTCCGGGAATGTGTACTAGTTTAAGTTATGATTATATTAACGGTTATCTATATGTTAACGGTAATGGTAATCCAGTTATTGAACCATTAGGTCATATTATTATTGAATCGCCATTTGAGATACCTACTGAAATTCCAATCGAGACTAATGAGAGAATGGAAGCGAATATTGATAATGATGATGAGTTTATAATTCCGGAAGATATGGTAGAACGTATTAAAGATGTAATCTATAAACGTAATCTACTTAATGTTGAAAGAGTTACTAATGAAGTTCCAGTTAAAGATAATATAAACCAACAACAAATAGACGTATGATAAATATAGACGATGGAGGAAGATATGACATGCGTAATATGTATTCACATTTCATAGAGACAGCTGAAGAGGAGTATAACCTTGTGTCTCAAAAGATAGTCAGATATAAATCCTTGCTATATAAAGTTAAATACTCTATTGAACAAAATAGAAATGCTGTTGAAGCTATATTTGATGTATGTGTTTATAACTATTGGGAATGGAATACTGATGAGTTAGATATAACTCAAAAAATGGAAAATGCAATAGATGCTAAGTATGTTAGATTCAATACTATTAAGCAACTAAACTATGGTAATCTTTATCGTACTTTGAAACAATACTTTAGAGTATTGCGTAGAATACATGAATGTGAACTTAAACTAGAGAGAACTAAAAAGCGTAAACTAATAACTTCTGACCAATATAAAGAATACTGTAAACTCTTCTTTGGAGAAGTATCAAGACAAGTGTTGAGAGGTAAGATTTATAAGTTTGAAAAGAAGATTGGTTCTCTTATTATTGAAAGAATTAAATCAGGTAAGTCTCATGTTACTGCTGACGGTAAAGTAATAGTTCATAAGCATCATATAGATTACCAAAAGACTGAACTTAATAAAAGAAAACTTCTTATTCAAGGACTTACTCCTTATAATAGAGAAGAACATATTAAAGCATTACAGAGAGGAGAGAAATACGAAGGTATTAAGTACGTAGAATTATCAGACAAAGAGTTTTATTGTAGAGTTATCATGATTGATGGTGCTGTTAAGAATAGAACTATGTTTAAATTCCACGGAAAGAATACGCACATGAATGTTAGTAATGAAGCATTGCTAGCAAGATGTAATAGTGTAGAAGATATAATTAATCTTGATACTGACATTAATAATCGTCTTTCTCTTATTAGAGAATTTGATTCAAGTTATACTATTAAATATATTAGAAATAATGAACAAAGAACTATCTTCCGTCGAAACTATTATAGCAAGACTGGACAATGATTTTAATATAATGAGTAGTGATTATATACCTAGAGTTGGTGCTTGGTGTATAGATGCTATGAATGAGATGGGGATTCTTCAATATGAAGAAAAAGAGACTACTGTTGATGTTGTTGATAGAGTTGCTTATTTCCCATGTTGTATGAACGCTTTTAAAGTGTACGTAGATGGATGCGAAATTTCCCCCGTAAAGAAAAGAAAGTGTGGTTGCTCTTCCGGTACTACTGAATACTTTACTCAAGATAGAGAAAGAGCTAGAGATAGACAAAGTAAGCGTACTGTTGAAATAGACTCCGAAGGTTATGAAGGAAAGAATTTCGTTTATCTTCGTGATGCTAATGCTATTCAATTAAACTTCGATGCAGATATTGTTACCGTATCCTATCTTACAGTTAAGACTGTATATAGTGATACGTTTCATTGTAATATTCCTGTTATTCCTAATAACGGAAAACTTATCGAAGCACTTGAATGGTTCTGTATGTGGAAGCTACTAAGTAGAGGACTTAAACATCAAGTCTATTCTCTACAAGGTGCTATGCCAGTTAATCCATATTTGTTATGGAGAAATTCTCGTGACAGAGCTAGAGCTTCTGTTATTAATGAAAATCAAGATGCTAATGCCTATAAAGGTTGGGCGTCGTTCTTTTATAATTCAACATTTAGACCTAGAGACTAATGGAAATAGTTAAAGAACTTAATAAAGATGGAGGTTACGAATCTATTAAAAATGGTTCAATGACCCATGCTGTTAATGCTATGGTTTCTCGTGATGGTAATTCTATTCAGAATGAACAATCTATTGAGACAATCATAACATTAGAAGAAAACGAAGAGATAGTCGGAGTTATCTCTTGTTCTGATGAAATAGTTATATTTACTAATAATAATAAGATTAGAAGATATAAAGAATCTACTAAAGATATTACCGAAGTTATTACTAATTGGAATTATCAAGGAGGTAAAGTTATAGGTACTTATACTTATAATGTAAATAATGAATTAATTGTTGCTATTACTGAACTTAATTCTAATGAAGATGTTCCTTTAAAAATAATCAATCTTAATAAACCTAATTATTTAGAAGGAGGAAATGATATAAAATATACATTAGTTCCTAATATACCTAAAGCAAATATTAATAACTGGAAACTTGTATCAGGAAGTTCTATATATAAAGGTATATATAATTTCTTTATAAGATATAAGCAAGGAAGTGATTATACTGGTTGGTTTCCAATAGGAGTTCCTGTATTAGTATATGATTTTGATAACGAAAGCGTTGTTGAAGATAGTAGTTTCGGCTATGATGATAGCAGCGGTAATCTTCCAGTTAATTATAAGATAGGAAACTTCGTATTTAAAGAAAGAACAAATTTAAGTACTGAAAAAGTTAATCTAAATATTGAGTTAGGATTACAAATAGATAATTCAGGTCTTAATTATACAGCTTATCAAATAGGCTACATAATCAATACTCAAAAAGGAGATACTAAAGTATATAATACTTCTGATATAAATATAGGAACTAGTAGAATAACAATAGATGATGTTTATAATGAATCATTTAGTCTTGACGATATTACTAGTTCCTTCTTTAATTTGTATAATGTAAAAACTATATGTAACTATAATAATAGATTATATGTGGCAAATTACAAAGAAGAAAATATTAATAGTCTTGTAAGTTCTATTGATACTAGTAATATACAAGTTAGAATTAAAGATTTCAGAGGTAATAACGCTATTAAAGTTTCTGCTAAAACAAGAAGTGTTAGTTCTTCAATAATTAACAATCCTAGAACCTTTGATATTGGTAGAGGTTATGTAGTTACTATTAAAGGACGTGCTTACGGAGATGGTACTGAATATAAAGAAGTTACTAGAAAGTTCTTTCTTACTCGTATTGGTAAGAATAGTTATGGTACTAAATGTCTAATGATTGCATCACAAGACTTTATTAGAGCTTTTTATAAAGATAGTAATTATGATAGCCATTCTACCCCATTCTATGTTTCCTATCAAAATGCTAATAATCTATATGAACCAGCAGCTTCCGTAGTTATTAAACCTGATGATAAGAATTGGTATATATTAGAATTTAGTAGAGATTATGACCCAGCTGATGTATATCCTAATGAATATTCTGTTATATCATCTTTAGGATTTGTAAGTCATCCTTATGTAAGATATGGACGTACTAATGATTTCTTTACTAGTACTCCTTATAGTGCTCCTGATATTCAAAGAGATTTTAATAACGATTTCAAAGTAGTATCTATTGAAGAATTTGATTTGAATATGGATACTAGAGAAATTGTTGAACCTATGTGGTTCTATTTAGGAGATGTTACTATTGGAGAAAATACTTATAAATTAAAGTATGACCATTATAATCCTACTAATTATTATTATACTAGATATGATATGTCTACTGGTAGTCCGGTAGAAGCTGGTGTAAGGTTAAGAAAATCTTTTCAAACTGCTTATGTAGACTATCCGGAAGTAATGCAAGAAATTCGTACTAAGTTTCCTAATTCACAAATAGTACTCATATTAGAATATGAAACTGTTAATCCTAGTGATGGAAATGCTGATGAAGTTGCTAAATTTAGAGGTGAAATAGCCGATGAAAATATAAGAATAGCTTATGATGTATCTAAACACAAGTTTATTTTTTCAAATAAACATACTAATATAAGAGATGATTATTATGAACGTCAATCGGATGCTGTATTAATAACTAATGCTGATGGAGAAACTACTAGATATACAGTAAATGATATATTTCCTAATATATCTGTTACTTTCAATAATGAAGATAAATCTACTCAAGATTTAATTAATGAAATCGAAGATATTCATGAAACTGTATATCGTTGGAAAGAAGATAGAGAACCAACAGAAGAAGATTTTAATATTAATGAAACTTATACTGTTGATTTCTATGATATAAGTAGTTTATCAGGAGATAAAGGTTCTACTAAAAGTTTTACTGACCTAAAAGCATATCCTGTTGGTTATATCAAAGAGATAGTAGAAGAAGGTAATCAAACTATAATAACTGCTGAAAAAGAATTTATGATAGTTATACCTTTTATTGATTATCTTAAAACAGTTTCTAATTACGATTATGACGGACATGAAAGATATCGCATATATGATAGAGTAAGTGTTGAGAGTACATTAGCATTTGAAGGAATAGTAAAAGACTTATATATCTGTTTCCAAAAGGATACTAAGTTCAATATGGACGGTGTAAGTAATTATAGTGCTTTACTTCTCGATATTCCTACTTTTGGTAGAAGTGACGCTTTAGCAATAAGTGAAGGAGGTGTTCGTTCTACTGGTAATGAGTTCTTTGCATTAGGTAGTAGTAATCAATATAAAGAACTTCGTGTTGATGGTCCAGCTGGAGGTTATCTTAGTTATGCTTTTGGTTTTGCTTCTCCTAAGATATTAGATAGTCAAACTAAACCAGAAGATACAGAGTTCTATGGAAATATTTATAAGTATGCTATTAATTATTGTGTATATAACTTCTTTATTCATTATGTTTTTCCTAACGGCAATATAACTGATGGTGTTCGTATTGCTAATAATATGACTTATTCAGAAACTATTAGTTTAGGTACTGTTAATGAAGGAAATATTCCATTAACTATGGATGTTAATGAAGATACTTTAATATCAGATATTAAAACTAAATTTGATTCTTACAAAAGTCAGTATGGAAATATAAATACTACTAATGCACATGAAGTAGTTAATATATTCGATGCTATAAGTAATGTTAGATTTTGTAATATATTTCCTAAATATAATGATAGTGGTATTGCTCTTTATAAGAATAACAAAGGAGATAAAATGTTTAGAGGAACTAAGATTGCTGATAGTACTTATGTTCAACCAATAGAATTCTTATTTGATAATATACCAATGAAAGAAGATTTCGTAGGATATTTTATATCTTATGAAAAGACAGAACCTATATTAGTAAGTCAAGGAGTTCCTGTACGTAGAGATGATGATTTTAATACTGCTTTTAATGAGCAGGTTAATAATATTCGTTTCTATTATCCTGAATTTGATATATTAAAGAAAGCTGGAGCAGGTAATATATTTATTACTCAATCTAGATATACTATGGGTAATGCTCAAAGAGGTCCAATGTTTACTGACTTTTATAATAGCGATGACGTTTATAGTATGTCTACTCCTGATGAAGAATTTGGAGATATTAGAGCTGTTAAAAGTTCTAAGATTATAATGGCAGATAGTAGAGATGATAACAATGCTGGAAGAGAAGCTGTTGTTAATCTAGTATTAAATAAATCATTGAAATTAGGGTTACATATAGGAAGTGGCAGAGGTTATGTAAAAGGTATTCTTCTTAATATAAGTGATAACTTATATATGTCAGAGAATAAAAGTCTTATTCCTCTAGGTTATATTAAGTATGTTAATCCAAAAGGAGATATTTATAATTATGGATATGAACAATATTATTATAATTATAACTATTATTTCATGACTAGTTCTGTATATGCCTTTAATCGTAATGGTGTATATTATGATGCTAATGACCCAATACCTAAAAAAGCTACTGATAATAGTAATCTTTATCCTAAGTTTCCTAGAGTACATTATGATAGTCAAAGAGTTGGTAATACTCCTATAAGTAGAATAAAGATTGATGTTTTCTCTTTATATCCATTATTTGCTAAAACAATTAAAACTGCTCCGGACGAAAGATATTATACTATTAGTACTGATGATAATTCTTTTGTTCAGAATGTTCGCATGATTCACATGTTACCTAGTACTATTAATGATACATTTGAAATAAGTACTATGTATCTTGATTATGCAGGTAAGAAGTTTATTAATTATAATGAATTACTATATACTAACTTTATTACTGAATATAGACAAACTATTCGTAGAAGTGATGTTATTAGTGATGAATCAGTAGAAAACAAATGGCGTATATTTAGACCTAATGCTTATAAGATAATTAGTGAAAACAAAGGAGATATTATCAATGTTATTGGTATAGGCACTTATCTTATTGCTCATTGTGAACATTCAATGTTTATCTTTAATAGAGATAATACTCTATATACTAAAGATAAAGATGTGCAGATGTTAATGCCTGACGCTTTTGATATAGATTATCAAGAAGTATTCACTAGTGAAAAAGGTTATGGAGGTCTACAAGATTTTGAAGCCTATGTATGTAATGAAGCTGGTTATATATTCCTAGATAGAAGTAAGAAACGATTATATAGATTTGATGAAAAGAATCTAAATGATTTAGGTGATGGCGTGCAATCTATATTAGATGAATATCTTACTAGTGATACAAAGATACTAATGGGAATGGATAAAGAGAATAATCGACTAATCTGCTCCTTTATGGGGGAAGTTTCAGATTTTACCCTTAGTTATAACTTTGTTACTAATACTTGGATTAGTGTTCATACTTATTTATGTCGAGGATTTTATAATACGAAAACTAATTTGTATATTAGTTCCTTCAATAAGAAAAACATTATAGGTAAAATAGGATTTGTAAAACCTTCAAGTTATCTTAGATATACAGATTTTGAGATACCTGTTGATAAGAATCCGTTCTATGTAGGAGAGAATAACAATACTATGGTAGTCGATGTACTATTTAACCTTGAATACGATACTATTAAAGTACTTAACTACATTAGTTACGACTTATATAAAGCAAATGATATTAATTTTGCAGGTAATAAGATATTGTTGTTTAGTAACACTTCTATTAGTAGACTAGAAGACATTACTGTAAATGAACGTAATACTTTTGATACTGTTAAGCCTTATTATGAACATGGCAAATGGAATTATAATTACTTCCGTAGTGTTCTTAATGAAGTTGTTACTAGTTATCCAATAGATAGACTTACTGGTAAACTTAATGTCGATGTTAATAAGAAGTATGAACCATTTAAATCTAATCTTATTAATGGTAAATATTTAGGTGTACGATTTGTAATTAACGATGGTACAGCTAAAATAGAGATTAAGAAGATTGAATGTTATGTTAATAAATACAGAGAATAATGAAACGTATTAATGAACAAAGACCTAAAGCATTTATAGGTGCTGCGATTTCTGTTGGTACTAGTATTGTTAGTGGTATCATAGGTAATCGTAAGAAAAAGAAAGCTGAACAAGCCGAAAGGCTTAGACAAGAACGGCTTCAAAATCTACAAAACCATCAGGCTTTAGCTAGTGCTCAAAATGAAAGTATGATGTCAGAGGAAGATAGGACACAGTTTTTAAGCCAGTATTTATCTAAAGGAGGGGGAGTGAAAACTTCCCCCCGTAAAGGAGTGAAAGCACGTATCGTTGAAGGCGGTACGGCTATTCCTATTAAGAAAGATTCGTTTCTTCTTAAAGGACGTAAACACAATGCTGGTGGAATTGTTATTGACGCTGGTAAAACTGGTGTTGAAGCTGAAGGTGGAGAAGTAGTACAAGTTACTCCTAAACAACTTAAAGTGTTTAGTGCTCAACCTATTCTTAATGGTAATAGTCCTGCTGAACTAGTTCAAAAAGGTGTAGAACCTTCTAAAGTATTTAATGCTCAAGAATCATTTAAGGATAAGAATGGTCTTAATGATGATGGTACTAAAAAGAAAAGAAATATGAGAACAATAACTGGTAAGAAAAAACTAGGTGGTCTTTCTCGTAGTAAAGATTATGGTTCTGATAAGAAACCATATCCTAGTGTTAAATCTAAAGATTTTGCAGGTGGTGGACGTAGTTATCCTATCCCTACTAAAGCTGATGCTCGTGATGCTCTTAGGTTAGCAGGACTTCACGGTCGTTCTGATGTAAGAGCTAAAGTGTATAAAAAATATCCTGAATTAAAGAAATCAGCTCTTGGTTCTAAGACAAAACTATTAAAAGATAATTATAATAACTTTGGTTTAGAAAAAGATTATAGTAAAAGTTTTGCTCCAAATGCTTTAACTAAAGCTAATATGAATTCTGTTAAAACTAATAGTATAGTTCCAACTAAACCTGTTGGAGCTTCTATTAGTTCTAGTACTAGTCCTTTATCTAAATCAGGAGGTTTTAAGAACTTTATGAGTGGAATTGGAGGAGAAGCAATTAGTGCAGGAATAGGAGCTTTAGGAAATATTATTAGTGGCGTTACTAATAAAAACAGTATTAATAATATTCAAGCTCCTACTAGACCTAGAACTATTGTTCCTGCAAGAATGAGAACTACATATAATATAAATCCTCAATTAGCAGAAAGTAGAGATTCTGAAAGAAATATGACTAGAATTATTGATTCTAATACTTCTAGTTCTTCGGGAAAGATTGCTCGTATTCAATCTCTTGCTAATCGTGGAGTTCTTGAACGTAATAAATTAAGAGGAATGAAAGAAAATGTTGAGACTGACCTTCTCAATCGTTCTACTCTTAATCGTCAAGGAGTAGAAGCTGCAAACAATCAAATACTAAATGCTTATGATAATGCGGTTACTCAAACAGAAAATGAAAAGATTCAAGCAAGGGCTAATAATCGTACTAATATAATTGAAGGACTTACTAGTGCAGTTAGAGATTATCAATTAGGTATTGATAAAAGACGTTCAGAAGAAAATGCTACTGCTGCTATGATGTCTGCAAATCCTGAACAAATGGAACTATTCTTAAAGTTAATGAATAAGAATAAGAGTAGACTAGGTAATATACGAAGTACTTTATTCAAATGTGGTGGTAAGAAAAAGATTGCTTAACTATAAATACTATAACTATGCCAATAGATATTAGAACAGCTGGTTATCAAAAGAGGGAGCGGGTTGCCGCTCCTTTAGATGTTTACAATAGTACGTTAAATACTCTACAACAGAAACATGATACTGCTATTGAAACCAGTAATCAGATTAAAACGTTTCTTGCTAATAAGCAATTAAACGAAGCTGAAAACGAATGGCTCGATAGATATTCGAGAGATATTAATGCTCAAATAGAAGCAAGTGCTCAAGAAGGTAGTTATGCTACTGCATTAACTACTGCAAGAAGATTAGCCGGAGAAGTTGCTAGTAATCCAGGACTTATTGGTCGTGAGCGTTATCAACAGGAATTTAAGAAATTCCAAGATGAAGTTACTAATAGTGATGCTTATGATGGTGATGTTAAAGCATACACATTAGAACAGAATAAATATAATTATCAAGACCAAACAGATGAAAGTGGTAAAGTAATTGGCGGTAATCAATTCCAACCTAATTATCGTCCTGTTGAACAAATAGATTATAATACTCTATATCAGAAAGTATTGTCTACTGTTGGTGTTGATTCTAGTTCAGGTGAACAATTAGTATGGGGTGATGCAGAAGGTAATCTTAAAGAAGGTCAAGGAAATATTGCTGCTGGCGATGTTCCTTATCTTAAAACTTCCGGTGGTATTCAACAGTTATCTAAAGAAAAGATACGTGCTGCATTTGAAGCTGCTTTAAATGAAACTCCGGGAGCACGTGCTTCTCTTGAACAAGACTATAAAGTTAATGTTTGGAAGGCTAATAAAGGTAATAAGAATAATACTGTTACTAGACCCGATGGAACTATTATGTCACAGAAAGAATTTGAAGAGAATCTATTTGCTCCTAGATATGCTGCTTCTGCTTATCGTAGAGTTGAAAGTAGAATCAGTCCTGAACTTGGATTTAGTATGTTAGCTGCTGCACGTAAAGCCGCTTCTGCTAAACCTAAGACTGGTAAAGAACCTGAATTACTTCCTTCTCTTCAAACTACTGGTGGTAAGGAAAAAGTAGACCCTGACACTCCGGCTAAAGTAACGTCTCAATTAAATAGTCTTAATGGACAATTAAGTAATATGTTTGCTTCTTATGGAATATCTAAATCTCTTCCATTAGATAAAGCGTATGCTCAATTACGTTCAAGTATTGCTAATAATGCAACGCTATCAGATACGGCTAAGAAACAAGCGTTAAATGAAGCAGATAACTATTACAGCGGTATTAGTAATGCCAATAATAGATTAGATGCTATGAAAGGACATCTTACTCAAGATGAACAATTTGCATCTGATTTCTTAGGCAAGAGACTTAGTAATGGAAATATGGCAGATACTAATAATCCTATGCAACGTGAATATGCTAATAGAATGAATAAGTTATTCACAGATTCGCAAGGTAATAGTTTCGATACAGTTCTTGTTAATCCTATTAACGAAACTAGTAAAGCTGCTATTATATCTAAACTAAGAGTTGATATGGGTCTTACTAGACAAGACGTATCATTCTCTAAAGTAGGAGATAAGGAATACATTCGTATTAGTAAAGATGCTTATACTCGTTTAGCTCCTGAAATAAGTGAAGTTTTAAAAGTTAATCCTATTGGATTTACTAATGAAGGTGTAGAACCTAAATCATTTGAAAGAGCAGATGTAGTTTATCATGGTACTAAACGCTATGGTAGTAATATATCTCAATTCTTAGCTCCATTTAAAGCATTAAGTCGTGGAGAGATAACAACTGCTGGTAGCGATAAAAACTCAATAGCTTATGTATATGAAAAAGCTGCACAAATGTCTAATGCTGCAACCGAACGTATATCTAAAACACTTCCACCTAATTATGTAGATACAGCAGTATTCGATTTACCGCCCCATATAGTTGCTTTAGGTCAAGGATTCGAAGCTGACCAACTTAAAGATTATAATGAACGAGTAATGAATATGATTAGTATTGCTAATCCAGGAAGTATTGTTATTAAGAAACGTAATGCTGAAGGTGTTCTTGAACCAGTAGAAGATAGTCGTGATAGAGATGCTATTATGCAGACTATTCAAGCTCAAATTAAAAAGAAGAATATTAATAATGGTTGGTGTAGTTCTGCTGCTACTGGTGAATATGGTGTATTCTTAAACATTCCTTATACTGCTAAGACTGGTAAGAATGTAGCTAAGAATCCTGATGCTGATATGGAAGAAAGAATACAGAACGCAGTAGCCGGAGACTACATGATTACTGGTGCTATTCTTAATGATGAAATAGAAAGATTTAAATCTCTTCCTGCTGTTAAGGCATGGGACACTATTAATTCTATTAAGTATAATAATGCACTTAAAAGGAATTATCGTTTATCAGATAGTGAATTTGGAGATGGTACTTATTCTGCTGTTACCGATGGTGGTCTGTATCAGATATTAGATGCTAGTGATAATCCGGTAATTAAGATTACAGAAGGCGAGTTGTTCCAACGTATGTTTCAGAATCATCAAGCTAATGCTATTCTTGCTCCTGTTAAAGAAGATATAGATTTGATTAGTGCAAGAAATGGTTCTATTGCAAATTCCCCCGTAGAGGAGCAACAAGTTGTTGCACGTCCTCTTATGCAGAAAGCTATGTTAATGTCAGGCGTTACTGGTAATCTAAAAGACTTAGATATTGATACTAAACGACAGGTATTCCAGTTCTTTAATAGTATGTATTCTAGTCTTACTGGTGAATCACCTAGTCAAGTTATACTTAATCAAATGAACGATTTAATGAAGTAAGTTATGCCAAATATGTTTGATGATATATCAGTAGAAAAAGCTCCACTATCCAGTGGGGCTAATTCTGTTAATACGGCTAATAATGTTCCTTCTGTTACTAAATACAAACCTGATGTTGCAGCTCAAGGTGACTTCATGTTTCGTAATCTTAATGGTAAAGAAGTCTTTACTGGAACAGAAGAAGAATATCATTCTTTAGCTAAGTATGGTGCTGAACCTAATAGATATCAAAGTAGGGAAGAATTAGAAACTCTACGTGCTAAGAATCAATCAGCTTGGAAACAAGCAGGTAATGCTCTAGGACAAACTATTGGTACTGTTATAGGAGATACTGTTGGTGGTATGGGAATGTTAGTAGATATAGCTACTGCTGGAATACTAGATGATAAACCTTTTAGTAACTTTATTACTAGAGCAGGCGATTCTATATCTAATTATGTTCGTGATGATTTATTCCCTATATATCGTGAGAATCCTGATAAAGCATTTGATATGAATGACTTTTCAGGTTGGTTCTTTAGCCAAGTTCCAAGTATTGCTAGTTCTTTGTCTCTAATGATTCCTGGAACTTTATTAACTAAAGGTGTTGGAGCTGTTGGTAAAGGAGTTGCAGCATTAGGACGTAGTAGTTCTAAAGTTAGTCGTGCAATGAATTGGGCAAAGAAGGCTACTAAATTAGATAATGTTTATCGTGCCAATAAATTAAAGATTATTGCTAACGATGGTATTACTGCTATTGGTATGCGTTTAGGTGAAAACTATCAAGAAGCTCGTGGAGTTGCAGAACAGATAGAAGGTGAAGCATTATCTCTATTTACTGGAATGTCTGATGAAGAGTTTCAGAATTGGTTAGATAACAATCCTGATATTGCAAGTGAAGCTAAAGAAAGAACTAAAGAAGAAGCTGCTCTTATAGTTGCAGATAAAGCAGCTATGCGTAACTTTGGATATAATGCAAGTAATGTATTCTTTGACTATATGCAATTACGTGCAGTTAATAAAGCACTAGGTCAAATTAATCGTGCTATTACTCCACGTATTCGTTATTCACAGAATCAAGCTCTCGATAGAATAGCTTCTACCGGTATGGAATCTGCTAGCCAAACATTAGGTCAAGCAGCAAAAGGAACTATTAAAGATTTTGCAGGTAAGATAAATAGATTCGTTAACTCTAGTGAGAATCTTCTATTATCTGAATTATCCGAAGGTATTGAAGAAGCTATTAACTTTGTAGGTCAAGAAGAAGGTACTCTATATGGTCGTTATTTGTTAGGTCAAGCTGAACAATATAACGGAGCTGTATCTTTAGATAGAATCGAAAAGTACTTACAGAATCCTCAATTATATAATGCTGCACTTTGGGGAGTTATTGGCGGTGTTACTTTTGGTGGCACAATGTCTGCTATTAATAATCGTAAAGGTGGTAATATTGAAGAGAAACAACGTATATCTGAAATAAGTAGTCGTGAACAAGTATTCAATGAATACGCTCGTCAGATGCAAGTTATTGAAAATGGTGAGAATCCATTTCAAATAGAACGTAATGAGAAAGGCGTTCCTATTACTTATCTTGATGACGGTACTGTTAGTCAAGACCCAACAATAGGAACTACTCGTTATGCTAAGGTTAGTCCCGAAGAACAAGAAGATTTACGTGCTGCTGCTAAAGAGAAGTTTGTAACTACTTTAACTTTAAATGCTATTCGTTCAGGTAACTATGAATTACTCGAAGATTATATTGAAGACCCTAGACTAAAAAAGAAGTTAGTTGATGCTGGTCTGGCAGATGAAGCAGAGTATGATAGAGATACACAATCTCTAAAAAAGACTATGCGTACTGTTCTTAATAGATATATTAATTATTCTACTGCTTTACGTAGTGCTAATATAGATGATGCCTTACTAGATGTTGCTATATCAGAGAATATAGTTAATGCACAAGAAGCAGACTTATTAGGTAAACGAATAGAAAGACTTAATACTATTCAATCTCAATTAGAAAATAATATTCCTGCTATTAATGAGATTCTCGACCCGATGGCTAAGAATCGTATGCAGTTAGGTATATTAGAACAATATCGTAGAGAAGTATTATCTTCTTATAATGATTTGAAGAATAGTAATAATCCTTTAGATAGAGCACAAGCCGAACAATATCTTGATATATCTAAAGTAATTGAATCTAAAGTTACAGACCTACGTAGAGGTTTAAGTCCTATGGAAAGTCTATTCTTAGATAATGTTCGTGGTATAGAGAATATCGCTCTTGGAATAGAAGGTAGTCAAGAACAGAATGATTTGATTAAAAAGCAAATAGAAGAACTAGATGAAAACGATGTTGCTCTATTTAAGCAAGCAGGCAAAGACTTTAGTCTAGGAACTTTAGCTAAACAAGTTCGTGCTATTAATTCAGAATATATGGATAATATGGGACAGATACTTCTCGATGAAATTCGTAGAGATAATTATCGTTCTCGTATTATTACTACTAATGAACAAGCTAAAGAATTTGAAGATACTCGTAAAAAAGAATTAGAAGAAGCTGCTAAGAAACTAGTTAAGTCTGCTAAGAAGAATCTTAATGATTATGTTAATGCTGCTACCGAAGAAGAACTTGCTAAGTTAGAGAAGGCTTTAGATAATGCTTTTACAGAAGAAGAAAGTAAAGATATTGCTAATAAGAGTTTATCTAATGCTATTGGTATTCTTAATAATTCAGAGAATGGTAAGACTGAAATAAGTAATCTAAAAGAAGCTATTGCTAAAAGAAGAAACAAACTTACTGTACAAAGTCAAGTTCAGCAACAACAGTCGAATAATCAACAAGCTAGCTCCTCTACGGGGGAAGGGAGGAGCGAAGCGACGACTCAAGAAGAACCAGCGGTTAAACCTAAACCAAAACCAAAAGCTAAACCACTTACTGCCAAAGAAAAGAAGCTAAAGGAAACATTAGATAAAGTAGTTTCTAAAGGTACTCAAGGAGTTGTTAATAAATCAAATATTGGTAATTTAGAGTTTACGATAGTTAATCCTTTTGCAAGTCTTGGAGACGTTACTCGTAAGCCGGTTAAAGTTAACGATATAGATGTTCGTATTAGTAAGTTTGGTAATGTAAGTATTGATGGTTTAGATGCTAAAGGTAATATAATAGCAGATGTTACTATTGAAGAACTTAATACTGCTATTGCCGCAGGAGATATTACTATTGTAGATACTAGTAAGAAAGAAGAAAGTACTGAAACAGATGGTACAGTTCTTGAATCAGCTATATCTAATAATGACTTAGAAAGTCAACGTCAGCGTATAGAAGAGATTAATCTTATTATAGATTTATATAATCAGATACAAGGTAATGAAGTAGGAGGTAAGACATTTACTAGTCTTAATGATATGATGGTTTATCTTCAACAGATGAATCCTAGAGCTATTAACTTATATAATGATATTAAGATTCTAGCTAATCGTCAAGTAGTAGATGGTAAGATAATTAATATTGATACCGAAGTTAAAACTCCTTCTGATATTGTACAGTCTGCTAGTAAAACTTTAGATGATGCTGTTGCCGAAAAGAAACAAGAATCTAAAGATAATGGTTATTTCTTCAATCTAGTTAATCTAAACGATAGTAAGGTTTATTCTCGTATTGGTCAACTTAAATCTAATGATACAGTTAGTGTAGAATTAGATGAAAATAATAATCTTGTAGTTAAGTCTCATGGAATTAAGATAGGTGAGTTTCCTAAGATTGGTTATAACAATGGTAATGTTGAAGTTATGAATCAAGGTTGGAGATATACTGTTAAGAATGGTAGTATAGATTTTATAACTCAACTTCAATCTATTATTGCTAATGAAGATGATAGTGCTAAAGAGTTTGTACAATTACTTAATAACATACGTCGTCTTTATCGTGTTCGCAATAATCCAGAAGTCGAAGGAACATTTGGACATCAACTTAATGCTTTACAAGAGAACGAACATTGGAAGAATCTAACTAGTCTATTCGGTGATACACAGACTAATCTATTAGATAGGATTAGACATCTTAATAGTATTATATTCTTTAATAATGCTCTTAATGTTAATCAATCTAACTTTAGTTCTATTGTTAATGAATCGTTGACTAATTGGATGAATAAACTCAAGAAGTCTTATACAGACATTAATAACTTAAAGTCCTCTATTAGTAAAACTAAGTCTAAGAAGAAACGTTTAGTTGTAGGACGTACAAGTTCAGGTAGTGTTATTTATGCTAAAGATAAACATGGTAATCCTATATATCGTAAGTTCGGGGATGTTACTACTAGTGAAGCAACTGATGGTTATCGTTTAGTTGTAGGAGTTGATGGTGGAGTTGCTGATATTAAATCTAATAGTATAATTGCTGCTAGTCGTATTCCTAGAGGTGTAATAGGTATGACTGTTAAAGATTCAGAAGGAAGACTTATTTCAGTTACTAGTCGTGAGAATACTATGAGTAATAGTGAAACAGAAGCGACTGAATATACTAAGAGGTTTAATGAAGGATTAGATAAGATGTTTCATTCTTTAGTAGATGCTACATTACAAGGCAATACTGAATTACATCAACAATTATTAGATGAGATAACTAAGTATGTAGGTAAACAAAAAGCTTTATATGGTTATGAAATAGTAGGTCGTGCATTCCGTCCTCTTAATAAAGTTGGACCAACTATTTACTTTAATGTTGCTGATAGAAATATAGCATTTGCTATTCCGGGTGAAACTAAACCTAGAAGACTTATGGCTCGTATGCCTAATGGTTTCGTTCCTACTAATAATCATGGTAACTTTAGTAAGATGATGGAAGGAGTATATAGTTTACTTACTCGTAATGTTATTAATTCAGCTATTCGTGGTGAATCTAATCTATTTAGGGTTGTAGATGGTAAATTACAAGCTAAGATACCTAATATACTTCAAGATGAATGGATGGATACTGGTTATAGTAGTTACGAAGAGTTTGTAGCTAAAGATGGAGTACTAGTTACTGACTTAGGAAATGTAACTGATAGTAAGGGTAATATCATTAGTAACTTTAATTATACTGGTGATGTTTATAATAGAACTATTACTCTTATGAATCCTAGTCGTAGTGCTGGTCGTACTAACGCGGCTGACGCCGCTGTTTCCCCCATAAAGGAGCAACAAACTGTGTCTCCCGTAGTTGTACCTGACCCACTTGCTAGTCAAGATAGTGCTCCTCAAATAGGTACTCTTATGGAAGTTGCACAAGCTAATACTGATAATCCTAATCTATTATCTGTTGTATCTGCATTAGAAGCAGCAGGTGTTAAACTTAGTCCTGATATTGAAACAGTAGATGAAAAAGGTAGATTTGCAGGAATAGTTGCCGGTGGTAATACTATTACTCTTAGTAATCGTTTCGATAGTCTTGCTCCTGAACGTAGAGTACTTACTCTTATACATGAAGGTGTACATTATCTACTTAATGATGAGCGTGCTAATATAGAACAATCATTTGGAGACTTATATGATAAGTTTGCTAGTTTTATTAATCAGGATGCAGCATTAGTAAAAGAATACGGAGAGTTCTTGAATAGTGGTAAACCTAGAGCTGTTGCTATTGAAGAGTTTGTAGTTGAAGCTATTACTAATCGTACATTCGCTAGATTACTTGCTAGAATTAAGTATGATTCTAATCCTACTACTGAATCAAATAATCTATTTACTAAAATAGTTGATGCTTTAGTAGAAATAATAGGTAAGATAGGAGAGATAGATAATACATTACTTGGAGAAGTTCGTAATCGTTTATCTACTATTGGATTAGAAACTGCTGATACAGCTAGTACTTCTACTGTTACTCATGACGATACTTTTGATAGAGCAGAGGAAGATGCTAGTGTTCCTACTGATGATATATTTGATATTCCTGATATAGACCTAGACTTAGATAGTAGTATAAGTGATAACTACCGACAAGTCGATAACTTCGATAGTTTAATTGAGGGATTGAATACTCGACAGAAAGCCATTGTGAGTCATTTGTTTGACACTGGTGAGCTTAGTTTTGTATGTAGCTAAGTAAGATAAGCCTAGAGACGAAAGTCCGGCAGAGAGCCTTAGAATGAGCCATTTTTAAGCGCGTCTGCCGGACTTTTATTGTATCCCTACCTTACTATCACGAACGTATATAAAATGCGAATTTCGTAAGGAATTGCGGGTCTACGTACGTCCGTCAGCCTTCGGAACGTATAGATTCAAACCATTCGATAAATTTATTTGATAGTATTGATAATAATGCTATCTTTGATACTGTTAGTAATCACTTAATTAATAATATAAAGTATATGAGTTGTATTCCTAGTAATCCTAAATTAGATAAGCTATTACCGCTTACTAATAATGATGTTAGAAAATCTACTGAATACTTAGCTATTATCGAAGACGATAGTTTTCGTGACTGGTATAAGGAAAAGACCGGTAGAGATTTTAACGATGAGAGTATTGATAATAATACTGTTAATGCTATTATAGCATATAATAACAGGGAGACTATTAATACTCAAGATTATGTTCAGAACGTTCGTACTTCACGAACTGGTGTATTTGGTAATGATATAGCGAAAGAAGACCACGCTATTAATATTCTTTCTACTATTTATTTAAAGAGTCAAGGAAGTATTCGTAAAGCTCTTGCTAATAAGAAACGTAAAGGTGAAGAAGGAATTATAAAGGATAAAGCTGGTAATGAGTTAAGTCCTCAAGCTGCTGTAAAGTTAACTATGATTACTTATCTTAATCGACATTTAAAAGAGAATGATAAGGAACTTACTCAAGAACAAAAGAGTTATATCGGTACTATTATTCGTAATCTTTACGATGGTGGTAATTATAACCGTAATGAGTTATTTGATATTGTTATTAATTCACCCGAAGTTATTAGTCTTAGTAAAGAATTTGGCATAGATACTAACGAAGATTATGAAGCTGGAGAAGATGTTAAAGAAGATAGTGAACAAAACTCTCGTCAAGATGACCAAGAGAGTATTGCAGCTCTTCGTGCCGATTGGTCTGAACTAGCTGACCAAAGAAAGAATATAGATAAGAATGTTAGTAAAGAAGTAAAAGAATGGTTTGCTCGTTTACCTAAAACAAATAGTAATGCGTTTATAAATGAGAAACCTGATACTTCTAATAATACTTATTCAGGTATAGCTGAAAGTGCAGGTTTTGATAGTTCTTTCAAAGCTATTAATAACTATGGTAATTTCTCTAGTGTTGAAGCTATGGTAGAAAGTTTCCATACTATTGCTTCACGCTTTAAAGAAGTATCTCATTTAGAATATGCAGCTCGTTTATTAGAAGATGAAGCTAATGTTCAAATAAGAAATAAAATATATACTCAACTAAAACAATCTATTTGGGAACGTAATGAAGTAGTATATAGTCAAGACGGTTCTAGTGTAGTTACTAAGAATCGTAATACTTTCCCTAAACTTAATCTGCAAAATAAGATACTCAATAGCTTTGATTCTCTTATTCATAATCCTTCTGTTATGACAGAAGATGTTGCTATATTAGAAGAACTTAAAAACCGATTATCCACACTAAACAATTCCAACACTAATGAAATACAAGAAATCACAGAACAAGTTTCTGCAATCTTTAATAAATATAACTTCGGCGTCGATAGGCAGGGTGTTGTTAACTACGTTCGTAACTTCGGTGATAACCAACTTTCTAATATCACTACTCTTATCAATGATTTGTTAGAATTTAATAAAGTAGTTGGTAAAGCTAGTAATCTATTAAAAATAGATAATGAAGCTCAACGTATTTATTATGCAGGAGAATATGCTAAGACTAAAGAAAATGAAGAATATGTAGTAACTCCTTTTGATAAGTCTCAATTACAATATAAAGGCAGTTATGCTAATAATATAGCTAATCGTATCTCTGATAGATTTAAAGATTATCAGATAGTAAACTCTGAATTTAATAGTATTAATGCAGAGAATAATCTTGTTAGTGATATTCTAAAGAATAATTATATTAGTAAATTCTTTGAAAGAATTAACGATAATCGTTATAATGATAATCCTACTGATAATAAAGAACTTCGTGATTATCTTATTCAATTTACTAATATTCCTCAATATCAATATAGTAATATTCTTATTGAGAAAACTCTATCTAATGGTAAAGTAGTTCCCGGTTTACTTCGTCTTACCGATACGGGTTATGAACTAACTGAATATTATCGTGAATTTGGTGCACAATTATATAATGGAGTTAGTAATGAAGTAACAGGTAAAGCTAAGTCTTATAAAGATATTAACGCTCTTGAATGGGATATTATAACTCTGAATGAATACGCTAATAATGGTGATAATTATGAAATGACTAAAGGAGTTAAGAAATCTAAGTTCTTTACTCAAACACCTTCTGATGCACCTAAGACTTTCGTATTTAATAGTTATAAACTAGATATTAATGATTTATTCATTAGACAAGATACAAATAGTGATATAATATTTAATCAATCTTCATCTGAAAATTATAATGAAAGAACTAATATCAATGCTAATGCAGATGTAACAATAGCTTTTGCTATGGATTTTACAACTGCCGGAGAAAGAGTTACAAAAAAGTATGTAGAAAATAATAATAAACTGTATATTCCTATTGATATGAAAAACTTAAAAGGAGTTACAGTAGAAGAGATAGCAAATAAGATTATAAATGATATAAATAAAAAATATAATAGTTTATTTAAAAGAGATATAAGTATAAATATTGCAGGTAATGGAATATATACTTTTGAAAAATATAATATAAATCAAAATAGAATAGATTCTTTCATTTATAATGTTCTTAGAAATGTTGTAAACAACCCTAAATTAAATGTAAAAGTAAATCTAATAAGAAGTGGGGGACAAACAGGTGCAGATGAATCTGGTGCTAAAGCAGGTAAACAACTAGGAATAAAAACCATAGTATTAGCTCCAAAAGGTTATCGTTTTAGAAGAAGTGATAATAAAGATATATTTTCAGAAAGTGAATTTAAATCTCGTTTTGGAGAATATCAAACGAGTTCTTCTATATCTATAAATCATACTCATCCTATCTATGTAGCTTATGCTAACATCTATGCTAAAGAACTAGCAGAAATGGCGCAAGCTATTAACTTCTTATTTGAAACAACTGTTGAGAATGGAGTAGTAACTATCGTATCTGATGAAAATGGTAAACCTAAGATAAAAGAAGAGTTTAAAGATTTACGTAAATCAGAAGCTAGACTTAATTATCATTATCGTAAAGGTGTTCTTGATTCAAATGGTGTTCCTACTGGTAATGTATTTAAGTTTAGAAGTTTACTTATTGATAAAGTCAATAAGATTGACAACTATAAATATAGTAGTAGTGAAATAGCCAAAAGAGTAGATATGAACTGGCTATTCGAGGGAGGTAATGTATTCTCACTCCTTTACGGGGGAAAGAATAGTGAAATATCGCTAATACAAGATGAGAACGGAGAGTACAATATTAGACTTACTGGTGGACTTCGTAATTCAGTTTATAATTATATAGATAATTATATTAATTATAGAATACAAGAAGCTGTTGCTAAATACAGTTCTAATAAAGAGTTTGTAGATAAGTATAAGAACGCTAGTCAAGAATCATTTAATGCTTTTATTGCAGAAATGGTACTTAACTATGAGATTCAATATAATAATCTTAATGATATGTTCTTTGGAGATGAAGCATATTATAAAGATTCTCGTGATACAATTAAACGTAATAAAGAATATCAAGCTGGAGGATTAGCTTATGCAGGTTATGACTTATACAATGTACAGAAGCATTTAGGAGATATAGTAGTTGCTCCTAATAAGACAATTAGTATAGATAGTAGTTTTAAATATATTACTCTTGAAGATGTTCAGAGTAGTGGTGGAGTTATTGCAGATTTAAAAAAGCAATTAAAGATAGCCAATGTATCTAAAGAGACAGAAGCGTTTATACTTAAGCAATTTGCTAAAGATAAGTCAGAAGTAACCGACGCTCAATCTTTTATAACTTTAGACGAGTTTGTTCGTAGAATGTATCTACGTGGCGAGTATGATAGTTATAAAGATTTAATCGAAGCTCTTTATGATGAAAGTAAACCTATTGATAATGTTAAGTTAGGAGAGTTATCTAAAAAGATACAAGTTCAAAAGAATTTCTATTATGATTTAGAGATAGATAATGATGCTAAATTAGCTAATCCTATTCAGATTAAAAATGCTGAATTTGTACTCATACCTAGATTTTTAGGTAATAGTGAACTTGGTTTGCTAGCTAAGTATATGACTGAAAATAATATTGGTCAGGTTAACTTTACTACTACTGAAAAAGCTACTACTAATAGAGTATTAGAGTTTTGGGATGCTCATGGGAAATTCCCCTCTAAAAAGAAGTTAGAAGGTTTTGTTTCTGATATTCAAACTAAGTATAAAACTGGTTGGTATTCTAATCTTTATACACAGCAAGATATTCCTCAACACATGGATGGTGAGAATAAAGCTGGATTGCAGATAGTTAAGAAACTAATTGATAATATAGGTAATACTCCCGAAGGACAATCTCTTATTAAAGATTTCTTCGATAACTTTACAGCTAATATTCAAGATAGTTTCAAAGATGCTGCTTCTCGTATTGGAGTTAGTATTGATGCTAAAGGAAACGTAGTATATGAAGATGGTAAAGCTAAGATTGATAATAATCAGTTTATAGCACTTATTAAAGACGAACTAACTCGTAGAGGATTAGATAGTAATTATCGTAAATATGCTGAAATTAATCCTGAAACTGGTATGCCTTATATGCCAGCATGGACTAATCTAGTTCGTAGTAAGATAGAGAATATTGTAAATAGTATATTTACTAATCGTATTACTCGACAAGTACTTCCGGGATTTCATGCTAGTCAAGTATCAGATATTGGTATGACTTCATTGTCAGGACGTACTGATTTACGTGATTTAATGCAGTCAAAAGTAGAAGAGAAACATGGATATAATCTAGGTCGTAAACTTACTTATCATAAAGATGGAAACCAAGAAGTAGAAATACTGTTACCTAAATGGATGGTTAAAGGTTACAATACTTATGATAATGAAGGTAACTTAGTACATGAAGTAACTATTGAAGATTTACAAGCTGCTGGATTAGATACTATGATTGGTTATCGTATTCCAACAGAAGGTAAACAATCAGTTGCTGTTATGAAAGTAGTAGGTTTATTAGATGAATCTCAAGGTTCTACTATTGTAGTTCCTGATGAATGGGTATTACAAACTGGTGCTGACTTCGATATTGATAGTATCTACGGTATTTATCATACTGCTTATTTTGATGAAAATGGTAAACCTCATAAAGTAGAATATATCGAAGGAGAAGATGATGCTGCTGTTGAAAGAAGATATAACAATTATCTATTTAGTAATCTAACTAAAGAAAATATTCAAGATGCTAGAGATATTGCAATAGATTTAAGTCAAGAAGGACTTAGTTATGCAGATGCTTATAAATCAGCTATTACTAAATATGCTGAACAATCAGGACTTTATTCTAAAGAAGAATTTAGTCAACTAACAGTAGCTCAACAGAATACTCGTGATGCTCGTAACAATAAGATAGTAGATACGTTTATTAATATAATGAATCTACCAGTATCTATTGGTGAGAACTTATCGTCTAGTAACTTTGAAGATATTAAAACTGCAAAGAGTAATATCTTTGAAGGTTTATCGGAGACTTATCGTAATATTAATTCAGTAATTGCTCAAAATTGGTATCGTGATGCTAATATGTCCGGTGCGCGTCTTAAAGCTATTTCTGTTAATCGTGACAACTTCGCCTCTATTAGTAATAAAGCTAAGACTATTATTGATGGTGCTCACGGTGGTTTTAGGTTTGTATATACATATAATACAGAGAAAGAAGCCAAAGACGCTCAAGCAAAATTAAGAAAACGTTTTAGAGACGTAACTAGAAAAGGTAAAGAAGTAACGGTAGACCATAATCAGTTAGGTTGGAGTTATGATAATCTTAATATAGATAATCGTTTGATTACTCCTTATTCTTCTGAAACTACTGCACTTATTCTCGATGGTGTAAAAGAAGGCGGTGTGCCTAATGTTGATTTATATACTTTCGATGTATATAAGTCTATTGTTGATTGTGGTGCAAACTATGAAACTTCTATCTTATTCGTTAATCAACCTGTAATAACCGAACTTATTGCTAGACAAAATGCTAACGATAATGTATTTGGTGAAACTGGATTTAATCCTCTTATAGGATTAAGACGAGATATGTATATAAGATTAGCTAAAGCTGTTGGTATTCCAGCTAATAGTATTACTAAGAAAACTCGTCTTAAAGATGTTAAAGCGATGCTTGAAGCTAGAGGAGTAACTATTAATGAAGACGAATTACTCGAAGAAGGAATACGAATAACTGAATTAAGAGAACATCTTAAAGATGATGTTGAAAACACTAGTAATATTAATGCAGATAATCTTATATATCAGATTAAAGCATTAAGAGCATTTGAATATTTCAAAGAGATAGGTGACCAAATCAATGCTAATATGATGGTTATTACTAGTGATAAGTTTGGTGCTGGTAAATCTGCTAATGAAATTGATAATGTAATTAATCGTATTACAGATATTAAGAACGGTAATATTACTCGTGGTAAAAGAGGAGAACCTATCCTTAAAGCAGTTACAGAAGAAGGTAATAAATATCTTATAGATGCTATTTACCCTAAAATTAGTTTCAATACAATTAATGATATTAATCAGGATGATTCAGAATCAGCATATCCTTCTTTGTATTATCAATTAAAGTATAGTTGTATAGCTACCGAAAAGATTATTCGTGATAGTGAAATATTCAAAACTCAAACTCCACAGTTCCGTGAATTAGTTAGTAAGTTCGATATTCGTAATTTACAAACTATTCAACAGTTAGAGAGTTTTATAATTAATATGAGTCAAGCACAATCTAGTTTTGTTAATACTAATAGATTTATAACTAAGAGCGATAATGAATTTATTCCTAGCTATAATCTAAATCTTATTAGTAGTCAACAAAATACTCGTGCTAGATTATATGGTTATACTGATATAGTAGGTAGTTTCAATATGTCTGATATGTCTGAAAAGAATGTAGAAGCATTTATGAAATTATCTCCTGCTAATAAAGTAGCATTGATTCAAAGATATACTTCTGACAATAATCTATTTAAGAACCTCAATGTTGAATATAGAGGACTTCGTAATAGTTATGATAGAATCTCTATTGTTGATAGTACTATATCTACTGAATCTCAATATCAGATGTTCCGTAATTCTTGGCATAGTAATAATCCATTTATTAAACTTACTGCTATGGATTTAGTAAGATATTCTATGGTAGTAGAAGGTTATAAATTTAAAGGCGGAACAATTAGTAAAATTATTCCTGTTGAACTTCTATATGGACAAGATACTGGTATTGATTCTAATAATGGAGTTTCTAGTGCTACTAATATTATTAATGATGCAGATAGAGCTATTAATAGTATGATTCAGTATGGTAGCGAAACTGGAACTTATGAAAGAGCTAGTAATGATGATAAAGCAATAGAGAAACTACGCGACTTATTCTTTAGGACTAATCCTAATAATCCTGACGTACTTACATTTGAGAATAAGAAATATAAAGAATCTAATAAGATAACTTTTAATAGGCTTGGTGTAGGTATGCTTTCTTTTAAAGAAGCAAAAGAACGTGGAATGATTACTGGTAGTGAAGATAATCGTAGATACCGTCATTATGCTAAAACTAATGATAATAACAAAACTCTAAGATTATATAAATTAGTATATGATAGAGATGTTGTATATATGCTTCCTACTAATCCATTAGAACAGAATGAAATCGGAGAAGTTAGTGTAAATCCTGATAATAATAGAATGTTTCTTCCATTAGATATATTAGAAGAAGTTTCTGTTAATCAATATGACCCTGCATTTATTAGTTCTGTTAATATTGCTATGAACTCTGATATTCGTAAATTTGTAGTTCTTCCTAAAGCATTTGAAGCTGGTGCTAATTTATTAATAGAAGAAGCATTTCCTAATAGTACTGTCTTAACTTCCCCCATAAAGGAGCAACAAGTTGATACTTCTCGTAGATATATTATTGCTGCTACTGATAATCAGGTCATACTAGATACTATTGAATCTCTTGAAGCTGCTGGTATTACTAATTATGTTGTTGTAGCTCCTAATATGAATTATGGTAACATTCGTAGATTTATTAATGAACGTAATAATTCCGATATTGCAGCTAGGAGATTACAATCAGCTATGACTAAATTAGAAGCTAACGAAGTTCAACTTAGAAAGAAGAAATCAGATAATTCTGAATCTCCTTATTATGCACAACTTAAAGCTAGTATTAATCAGACTATCAATGATGTAAATGTTAACGGTGTTGGATTTGTTCCTGTTCTACAAACAGTTGTAGATAATACAGGTTTTAAAGCAGGTAGTTACTTTAGATACGAAAAAGAAGGAGAAGTTTATATTGTTACTAATTTAGGTAGATTAACTAGTAAATCAGTAAGTCTTACTCCTGATTATATGTATAGTAAGAAAGTAACTATCAATAGTATTGCTCAATTACAATTCCCTAGACGTAATGCTATTACTCAAGTAGTTAAAGAAAATGCTAGATTAGATAAGTTTGCTAATAATAATATTATTCGTGTTCAGACAGAATCAGATTTCATTAATGAGGATATACTTGAATCTGCATTAGTAGATAACGATAGAGAAATCAATGATTATATTTCTCGTGTCATTGAAAGTGTTGAACGCAGTAATGCTAATGTTGAAGAAGCAGCTCTTAATGATGCGTTTCGTTCATTTGCAGCTATTGATTTACGTTCTAATACAGCTACTAAGTTAAATGATAATTTACGCGAACAAGCATTGAAGATTATCAATGGTTATACTAATAGACGTATTGATGATTTCTTATTTGATATTCATAATTTCTATACTACTTATGTTGTTAATTCTGATGGTACTTATGAATTAGATGAAAACGGTAATAAGATAGTTAAAGAGAAATGGAGTATAACTAATAAGAAATTATTTGACCGTATGTTAGAAGATGAAACATTGCGTACTCGTTATGAAATGTTCTTAGATGATATTAATAGATTCGTAGAAGATTATTCTATTATTGAAGCTATTCAACCATACGATATTGACGAAGCTCATAATGTAAGTGAAACAGAAGAAGAGATAGAAGGTCTACGTAGAACTAATGATATGCTTAAACAGATTAAGGATAAGTTCAAACGTATTAAAGATTTGGATAATGTAGTTAAACGTAGTACTAAAATGTACTTCGATAGTTATATTACTAGTCTTTCTAGTGACCCACGTGTACAATCTAATATGCTTAGTATTACAGAAGCATTTGAAGATGAAAACTTCTTCCAGTTTTGGTTAGCTGATAGTCAAGAGACACATATACCAATAGTTCAGATAGTTCTAAAACAGATGATGAATCAGTTAAGAACTAGTGAGATAGAAGCTAGAGACAAAAAGATAGCGTTTACTTCGGCAATATCGGCTATCATTGAGGACGCAAAAAACAACGGTATAGACGTGTCTCTGAACGATATACTGGACGAAAATGGCAATCTTTTGCTGCCGTATAATGAAACGTTCACTGATAAATTAAGGTCGCTGAAAGAGGCTGTAAAGCTGGCACAAATCGAAGACCCAAATGGTCGGGACGGTTTAATATATAAGAAAGCTAAAGATGAACTAGAGAAGTTCTTAATAGACAATGTAGAGCGTGAATACGTCAAAGAGATGTATCAAGAATACTATAATATGAATCAATTACTTAATAAGTATCCTGAAACTTATGTTAAGTTGATGAAACTATTGCATGAAGAAGGAGATATATTAAGTACAATGATTGATAATGATTATAGTACTCTGACTGTTCAGAATGAAAGACGTCTTGGAGAGATTAGAGGAGAACTTACTGAAATGCGTGCTACTATTGATGTTGATGGTAACTACAAAGAGAATTATTATGAAGCTAATGCAGTTAATAATTATCTATTAGCTCGTCGTCAACTTAATAATAAGTATAAAGAAAGTAAACCTAAAGATGCTTTTGTTATTCGTTATAAACAAGCTATTGAAGGTCTTCAATATCCGGAAACATCTGAAACTTATAAAGAATCGGCTGAATGGCTTAAAGCTAATACTGATTATAAGTTAAAAAGTCAATTCTTAGATGAATTAAAAAAGGCTTATATGGATACTCGTGCTGGTAATCCTTTTGATAGTTTTGTTCGTACTATGGCATACGGTAAGTATGATGAAACAGGAACTATTGATGGTACTAAGTTTACAGAAGTTCAAGTAGCTAACTTAAAGAAACATCAAGAACAAATGTTTGCTGCGGCAGTTGGTCGAGTTAAACCAAATGAGACACAAGCTCAAGAATGGTTAGATAATCATGTAAGTTATGTCAATACTGTATATTACGAAGCTATGTATGTAGCTATGAATAAAATGGGTAAAGCAGTATTTGATAAATGGTATAATGATAATCATGTTCTTAATCCTATTACTAAAGAATACGAACCATTAGCTATTTGGAGACAAATGATAGTTAAGGATGAAGCTAATAATATGGAATATAGTCCTAAATATAAATGGTTAGAAACTAAAGTTAAGGATAAATATAAGAATCCTAACTACGATGAAGTTAAACTACAACCTTCTACTAATAAATATCGTAATGATAAATATTATGGAATGAATGTTTATCAACAGAAGTTATATAATGAAGTAGATAGTCTTCTTAATGAACTTGTTAAAGATAAACGTAGTCGTGCTTATATTAATCGTGGTTACTTACCTAATCAAGCTGTTGAACAACCACATCAAGGATTTACTGATTATTGGCAAGACTTCAAACGTAGTCATGGCTGGTATGATACTCCTAATAAATCTGATATAGAACTTAATCTATATAAAAGATTTAGTAATGCTCCTATGTTACATAGTTTATCAGAGATTAAACTTCTTCCTATTCGTGAAAAACAAGAAGGTGAAACTACTGATGAATATCTAGCTTATGTTCGTGAAACTCAAGCTAAGAATAATGAGTTACGTAAACAAAGAGCACAGGAAAATGCAGAACGTAATAATCCTAATGTTCTTGAAAGACTTAACTCGTTTATTGATAGTATGTATAATTTCAATACTCGTAATGATATAGCTAGATTAGCTAAGATTACTAGTAATCAACTACGTAATATGGATATTATTAAGAGAAATCCTAATGATAAACTTATGGATAATAGACTACTTAGTAGAATTACTGGTAAACAAGAAATACGTACAGCTAAAAGTGAAGATTCTAATATAGTTAAACACTTTGAAAATCAAGTTCGTAAATTAGTATTTAATGAGTTTGAAATGGATGAAGGTACTCGTTCTAAAGTATCTCGTGTTATGCGTAATATGGTATCTAGTAAGTTTATGATGTTAAATATTACTGGTGGTATTGCTAATGTACTATATGGTAAGACACAGATACAAATGGAAATGGCTGCCGGACAATTCTTTAAATACAAAGACTTCCGTAAAGGAGAAAACGAATGGATGCAGAATATAGGTAGTTATTTAGCAGATGCTTATAATGAAACTACTAATAATGAAACTAATGCTGTTATTAGACTATTTAATGTTATTGAATCTGATATGGTTACAGAACGTTATGGTAAAGGTAGTAATCCAATGGGTAAATTAGAGAATCTATTATTTATCCAACAGACAGCAGGTGAGCATTATATGCAGAACGCTACATTATTGGCTATGCTTCATTCTCATAGAGTTGTTACTGTTGATGGCAAGAACAAAGTAATGTCATTTGAACAGTTTGCTATGGGATTAAGAGAAGAAGCATTACTTAAAGTTCTTCGTAAGAATAATCCTGAATTAGTTAGTAAGTACGAAACATTTAGAGATAAAGTACTTGAATCTTATATTGAGAAAGAACGTTATGTTAAGTTTAAAGCTGATATAATAACTGATTTCTTACGTTCTGTTCCTAAAGAGATAAGAGAAGAGTTTAAAACTACTTATAAAGAAGATACTAAAGAAGAACAGAAGAAGTTTGAGAATCATCCTTCTTTTAGAGAAAGTCTTATATTGAAGAATGGTGTTGCCACTTTGAAACCTGATAGCGGTCTTACTAATGAGGATATTGCTGCTTTCCGTAATAAGGTTATATCTGTTAATCATCAGATACATGGTATCTATGATAAAATAGGTGCTAATCAGTTACAGCAATCTTGGTGGGGAGCATTACTAATGCAGTTCCATAAACACTTAGTTCCAGGTTATCAAAAACGTTTTGGTTATCGTTTAGGTCACTTTGATGGCATATATAATGAAACTAGAGAATCTATTAGTAAAGGTACTTATGTTAGTCTAGGTGAATTTATAATCATGCCATTTAAGAAATACTACGAACTAAATAATAGTAATGAACTTCAAGCAGTTCGTACTCTTCAAGGTATTGCTAAAGGTTATGCAGATTTTGTAGCTAATCTTACTACTTATTATAATATTCTTCCTGAATATGATAAAGCCAATATTCGTAGGTGCTTAGGTGAATGGATAGCTATTACTAAAGCAGTAGCATTATTCGTAGTTGGTAAACTAATGCTTGATGACGATGATGATTCTACACAAGTAGCTGACTATATCTTATATAGTGCTGACCGTTTAATGTCTGAAACTATTCAATATACTCCGTGGGGATTAGCTAATGAAGGTAAGAAACTATATAGTCAACCAGTAGCTGCATTAAGTATTGCTTCTGATAATCTCAAATTACTGGAAGCCTGTTGTAGTTATATTATTACTGGTAATCCTGATGATTTATATTATAATTCAGGTACTTATTCAGGTGAGAATAAACTTAAAGTTAATATAATGAAACAGATACCATTAGTTAATCAAATTATAAAACATCAAAGACTTGGTGCTAATAATAGTTACTATAAAGTACGTAGTAGTCCATTTAGTGGTCTAGGTCAAGTTGTTGCTAATATGATTACTGATGAAGATGAAGAATAACTAACTACTTAATATTACAACTCATAGGAAAGTCGGATTGCTTGTGAAAGTAGTCCGACTTATTGTTTATATCAAAATAATTGCTACCTTTGCAGTGAACAAGTACCTACCGTCTCGGACTGTTGTACGGGATTCAGCATCCGCTGTCTGACTAACTAGATTAGTTGCGTGTAGTGTGGAGAGCTAGGGAACTCGATTAGTCTTAGTACTTATAAGTACTATTTCATTTAGGCAGTGTCTCCGCCCTAGTGCAAAACCTCGGACGATAAATAGAAACAAAGCTACAAGGATTAGTAGAATGATTGTCAATAGCGATTGATTTAGCTTCACTACCCGAAAAAGAGCCGAATACTATTTACTCCGTCTATGACCTCACTATACCCAAAAAGTTCCCAAATGTTCTATCTAACGAAGAACATCTTCCTGAACACTATCCCCAATGCCGTTAGTATTATTGTTTGGAATACTATTATCAATATTAGCTTTACTATATCTCGCTAGCCTAACGGCTAGCTTTCTTCCCCCATAAAGGAGTTGGTTCAGCAGTAATTCCACTCCTTTATGGGGGATTTAGCGAGCTTGCGAGCGTTGATAAGTCTAGCAACACAACTATCCTTAGTACGTTGGTTTTATCCAAGTACAGTTTAAAAAAAAGAACTATCAACAGTATTACTACTATCAATAGTTCTAAGTTCATTCTTTAGCCCGAGTTATTATATAATATATGAATATTATAGCGGCTACTATTAGTAGTCTATCTATTGTCATCTTTCATATCTTTTTTAGCTCTTTTGTATCCTTTTATATAACCTTCTACATAAGCTCTAGTACATAGATTTGATTGCATTGGAGTACAAGGTCTATAAATACAATTCTTACAAGCTCTACTAAATCCATTAGATTGATAGGCTTTTACTTTAACACTTATTCTTTTTGTCATAATATTATAAAATAAGAGTACCAGTATTTCTACTAATACTCTTAATAATGTATAACTAAAATGATTATTGTTATTTATTTATTTTCTTAATGTAGGTTTCTTAGGAAAGAACCTTTGTCCATAAAATAAACCTAATATTTGTATTCCAATTATAGGAATACAAAAAATCAGTATAGCTAAAATCATATTAATAATATATATGATATAACTACAAATATAAAGTATGACTTTAACCACAATCATTCTATCTTATACTTCTTCTCTACTTCTTGTAGTTTCAGATAAATACTATTACGAGCTTTAAGTTTTGGCAGACTAGCCGCATACCGCATAGCTTTACGAATTTGATTACGCATGAACTTCTTCTCCGACTTCATCTTTTATTTCTTCTTTTGGTTCAACATAAGGATTCCAAGTATTAACGAACTGATTAAGTTCAACTACTACTCTTTCTCGATTATAAACATCGTTATCAGGAGTAGGAGTTATATCTTCAAGAACAACATGAAGAGTATTACCACCGTTCTTGTCTTGCATACGAGCTAGACTATTACACTGATATACCTTATATGGTATTTTAGGATTTACTACTTTAGAATTATTTCCATAAGCTTCTATGGATAACACATTATTTAATTTAAGCATACTTTTAGTTTAAATAATTATTTAGAATTAATACCGTATTTAGCCCATTGAAGAACAAAACCAAGATGTGCCCAAAGGTTATTAACAACTTCTTCCATAGCATATTGTTTGCCAAGTTCCTCACTATAATTCTTTGGGTCAACACAAGAAGAATGACGAACAGTATCGAAACCACTGCGAGTATGAGCATTAACAACGGTAGTCTTTTCTCCTATTGTTGTAACATCTATATCTGTAATAAAGTTCTCAACATCTTCTTTTAGAATCTTAGTACCGTCATTATCCTTAGATAAAACATAATAAATAGAATCTACTTCTTCTTTAAGAGACCAAGTTTTAGTACCATCTGGATAAGTAATTTCATATCCTCTATCAGTAGAATATAAAACATCGGGAACTTTATAACCAAGTGTTCTAGCTTCTTCTGCTATCATTGGTTTAAGTTCTAACATTTCAATATTAATTGCTTTCATTTAATTCATTTTTATAGTTAATACTACACCACATTCAGGACAAGTATCAATAATAATATCTCCAAATGCTAGTGCTAATTCTTTATCTTTATCACTCACAATAATTTCGGAGCAACAATCGGGACACTCATAAACTAGACTATCATCTTTAATATAAGCATCAACCATTATCTTTTACAGCTTTAAAATTAATAATAAAACTTTCACAACTACGACAGAACTTATGTCGCTTATCATTAACATAGAGAAAGGCATCATACCAATCTCCGTTAAGAGAATTCTTACTTTTAATCTTAGTAATAAGAGTATAAATATTACCAGTTTTGATATGTTTGAATTTATACCCTTTATTTCTAAGTATTAAGGCTTGAACAAATGACTTTAATTCAATCTCTTCCATTACTTTCCAGTACTACCAAATCCACATGTGCCACGTTCAGTAGTTCCTAACTCTTCAAGAGTTTCTACTTCATCCCAAGTAATCTTCTCACGACGACGAACAAGAAGTTGACAAACACGGTCGCCTTTCACATAAGGACATCCTTCTTTCTCAATTAATTTATTAAACTCTTGTCTTGCACACATAATAGAATTATAAGCATTTTCGTGTTTAACACGTGTAACAATATTGTTAAAAGCATTACCAAAAGTACTAATAATTCTAATTAATTGACGAGAAGTACGATTCTTGAAAATAACAAGAAGTTCTCCTCTATAACCCCAATCAAGAGTACCAGGACTATTAGGCATATAAAAATCTGTTTTAGTATTGCTACTACGAGGACGAAGTTCCATTTCATATTCATCAGAAAGAGCAAAATGTAATCCTGTATGAATAATGAATCTATCTTTGTCTGCATCATATTCTATACTCTTAGCATAGACATCACAACAGGCATCGCCTTCTTTACCATAAGTAGGTAATGGAACAGATTTATCTTCACGCCATACTTTAACAGAGACATTATCAATGTCTCGTTCTAGTTTTTGATAAAGTTCATCTTGAGTTAATAAACCAGCGTTAAATTCAATAATAGCATTAGCTATTGCTTTACTTAATTTACTCATTGTTTTCTAAAAAAGTTAATAATTTATTATCTACTTCTGTGCCATAAAGTCCATCTATTATATTTTTAGTAGATTCACTCATAGGTTTATTTTCATAATTTTCATTTTTAAATTCATGATATTTACATTCAACTAGATAAGATGGTTTAGTTCTACCTAAGAAATATGTATCATTAAATGGACAATCACATTTATAAGTAGAATAACACATACGAGTAGGATTTACTTTCACACAATTAATACAATTACCACAAGTTCTTATTTTCTTTTTATTCTTCATAATTTACTCATTATAATTGTTGTTTTTAAATTTATGATAAGGACAATCAGTAGGACTACTAGGTTTGTAATAACTAATATATGACATTTTTTCATTATCACAAACATATACCTTATTTCTATATAAAGTAATTTTCTTTCTACTAGATAAATAAGCACAGTTACCACAAGTTCTTACTTTATTCTTCTTTTCCATATAGATACTTTAATAAATGAACAAACCTGATTATAAATATTACAAATAGAACATGACCTAATATTGGAATAAAGAATAAAACACAATTAAGAGTAACTGTACTTATTACTTCATCATCTAGTCTTTCCTTAGTAATCTTTAGTGCTATTGCAGTTATTACAAACTGAATAAAACATTCAATAACAGGGACATCTAATAAGATTGTTTTTAATACGGTTTCTAACTCCATTCTTTACCACAGTTAATACATTTAAAAGCAATTGGGTCATTTTCCTCTTCCCGTGGAACTTCTTCTAGTCTAGCACCACAATTAGGACAACGTGGAACAGTAAATAGCCCAATTAGTTTTTCAATAAAAGTTCTTATTCCCATACATTAGCTAGAGCATAATTAAGAGCTTTAAGACTAGTATTATAGTCTCCCTCGAACACAGTATTCTTGAGACGAAGTTCATCAGTCTTATACTCTTTAACATTAGAGAAATAACCAGTAACAGCATTATAAGCACCATAAGCTGTACCGACTAACTGTCTCTGACCTACACCGTCTTGATAATACTCGAAAGCATCGCAAAGAACATTTAGTTTTTGCATAGATATTTCAGCAGCTTCATAAGCAGAATTATCTCTACGGAATAGACCATTATACAAAGCTAATTCATCTACTCTTTCAAATTCTTCCCCAGTAAGGAAAGTTGCAGAGAGATACTTCTTTACTTCTTCATCTGTTACTTTAGTCTTATATAGAACCTGATACATCTCTTCTTCTTCTTGTATTTTACGTTCAGTAAGACCTAATATTTCAGGAACAGTAAGTATCTTAACATTAACACCTTTATTATGTCTGAAAGATATATAACTTTCAGCAGACATTCTAGCTGCATGAAGAGCGTTCATACAAATAACTCTTACAGGAGTAATCATCATTTGTACAGCACTACCACCGTCATGACTATTAGTAAAGACAAAATAATGTTGGATAGTATCATTCTTACCACCAATATTAATTTCTTTATCAAATGTAGCTGACATGAATATCTTTTGTCCGAAACCAAAGTATCCTGCACGGTCTAGTTTTACTCTACCATCAAGAGCATCATCGAAGAAACCGAAAGCCATTTGATTCTGTACTACTTCATAACGAGACTTTACTTTCCCAAGAGGAATATTAGTATCAGTACGATAAGTTGCAAACTCACCGGGAACATCAACAAATTCAAATCCATTAACTACATTTGGGAATATAGAACCGTCACGACTAGCACCATTATCATGTGCTGGCATTTTAGCAGATAGTTGACATTTAGCAACTGTATAATCAAGTTTAGCTTTTACAATAGCTTCTTCTGTTGTCTTACAATCACTAACGTCTATACCAATTTTACCTCTCCATGCAACTCCACGTGCTTTAAATTTACTTCTGTAATTTGAATCTTTAAAATCGAATGTCATAATCTATAAGTTTAAAGGTTTTCTTCAATAGCTGTAATTGCTTGTTGACGAGTACAGCCGTAAGTATCTATAATCTTTTGGATAAGTTCTTCTACCCAATCTTCTACTTCAAACATATTATTTAATTATTAATGATGTATTAGATACTTGTTTAGCAATAGTAAGATTAGCATTTAAATCTAAGTTAGCTGCAACAGCAGACTTACTAGTAGCAGATTTAAATTCTACCTTATGAGGATTTTGTCCAATCCATTGAGCAAGATTGAAATTAGTAACATTTGCTAGTTCTGATAAACGTATATTGATAGTTATTTCAGTATCAATAGCGAATATATCATCAGTAGTAACGTCAGGAATACTAAGGTCAACAGATTCTTCCTCTTCTTTTATGGGGGAAATTTCCGCTTTCATGTGAGCACTGATAATACGAGCAAGATACTCAATACTAAGACTTTCTTTAATTTCAGTACTTGCTAGATATTCAGTAACAATATCCATAAATTGTCGGATAATATCAGAGATACGAATATCATCTAATACAGTAGCAGTTGTATTACGAGAATAGATTTTATAAGTACTACCCTCAATAACTTTATTACCTGACTTACCAGTAGAACCAAACATAAGAACGGCTTCAAGAACAGCATCTTTAAGACGTCTAAGAGTATTATCTCTTGTTTTCTTAATCTGATTAACACGAGCAACTTCGTCACTACATTCTTTAACGTCACATTGATAACGTTTAATTACTTGAAGATAATCAGCAATCTTATCTTTAAGATTATCTTCGGTAATACCTAGTTTTGCAACAAGTTCATCTGTTGCTTCACCTTCTTCGAGTTGCAAGATAATATCCTGCAACTCGGCTTTAATACTAAATAAACTACTTCCCATTATATCTTGATTTAAAATAAGGTTTATCTTTAGTAGAATAACACATATAACTAATAGGACAATCCATAGTTCCCCACCTTTCACAATCAGAACATTTAGGAGGACTATCTTTTTTAATTAGTTTTAATAGTCTATTTACTAACTTCTTTAGAACTTTCATTTTCAAATGTATTTATTGGATATTTACTTTTAGTTTCAAGAATAGTTCCATCAACAATAGTACCTCCTCTTTTAATAGCTCTAATACGAACTTTCCTATGATATGCAACTTCTTTAAGATTACTTCCAAATTGATTAATTAATCTTTTGTTTTTATAAATAGCTACATAAAGACCCAGTTGATATTGTTGAGTAACTATTCCGATTTTACCAAGTTCTTTATCATTTATTATTGTTATCATATTCTTCCTTGATTAATTTATTCTGTTCAGATATAGCTTTCATAATAAGCTCGCGAGAATCCCAAAGACTTTCAGCACCAACACTTAGATAATAATGTTCAAGTACTTGTTCATTAGACATATTTTGAAAATCTACAATATGAGGACAAGTTATCATAGCTTCATTAAATTTCCTAGTAACATCATTCAATAGATTATATAGTTTACTACGAATAACTACATTATCTGTATTATTCTGTCTTATTCTAGCAATAAGAGCAGGAATTATCTCACCGTTTTGCATTTCTATGAGTTTTCTTATTCTTATTACGTTTACGTCTCTTAGCAATAGCTTTAGAATTAGAACCTTCTTTAGTAGAACTTCCTTTGTAACTATTATTAGAAGGAAATACTAATTCAAGAGGATTATCATCAAGAAATATATTATAAGGATTATTAAACTTCATTTTCTTTATCTCCTAATGATTTAATATATTCCATAGCTTCTTTACGAGAATAACATAGTTTATCTAATTCAATACTACGTTCCCATCCATTACCATTATTAGTAATAACAGTCACACCATACGTACCTTTAAAGGAAATACCATTAACTTCTCTATTGTATAACCCGTGTTGATTATCTTTTTCAGAACAACTAAGTTCGATAATATGATTTCCAACAGTATGATAACTATCAACAATAGGAGTAAACACATTAGTTCCTTTAATGACACTTTGAAAGATTTTAGCTCTATCCATACTATTTGCTTAATAATTCGTCAAGATAAGAATCTAAATTTTCAATAATCATATCCAGACAATCTAATTGTTTCTTAAATAACATCAGCTTAAAGTTACCAATATAATTATCTGTTCTACGAGTATAAGAAAGTCGACAATCTTCGTAATTGCTATTAGCTTCTATACGAGTATTTTTTAACTGATTAATAAGATTAGTAAGAATGAATACTTGTCTCTTCTTATCTTTCTTACTTATTTCAGCTATAATATCTGAAACACTTTTTATTTCATTTTCCATACTTACTTCCTGTTTGGTTTCTACACCATTCAATATTAGTATAATGATTGTTAGCACTGTTACCGTCTTTATACCTAACATATTTATATACATTAGGCTTAGGATTAGTAACAAATGCTTGAGCAACGAGAGTAGCTATAAATAGCTTGGCACTATTACCATTGTGAAACAATGTAACATGAGGTCGTTCACAACCTTTACCACGATACCATTTAAGATAACGCTTACGATTATCAGACCAAACTCTTCCGTCTTCTCCTATACAATAGTTAGGAAAATTAGGAATAGTAGCGAATCTAACTGAATTTTTAACTTCTTCCATACTTTCTATTTAAATAACGTGCACGACGTTTAGCTTCTTCATAAGAATATACTTTCCTACGCTTAGCAAGATAGGCAAACAAATCAAGAGGAGCATAAACACCAGCAGTCCTTTTAATCTTGCCATCAAGATAATTGTCGATTTTCTTAGATAGTTCTTCACGGGTTATTACGATATATATGAATCTAATATTGTTTCTATATACAACATTATCATCAGGTTGTTTAACTACTATATATTTAGCTTTTATCTGCTTTTTCTCCATTATCGGTTTTACAAATATAATCAATCTTATTATCAGAGCAAAGAAAATCTTACTGTTTTTCAGCATACCAAGAGAACGATTCTAAAGCTCATTGTTGAACGCAAGGCAAAAATGGTATAGTTGTTCAGGTAAGTATATTAAATCGTACAGACGTAAGAAATCGGGCGTTCTCGTTTGAATCCCCCATAAAGAAGTGTCTCATCTGTATATCTTTGGCAGTCCTCTTTGAGTATAAGCTAACGAACTATCTCACAACCAAGATATACAATAGAAACACTATCTTTATAGGGGAACAACAAAAAGCCCTACCGCTAATCTCTCGACTAACAATAGGGCAAGGTATCAAACCATGGCTTACTTTAATAACAACTTATATACTACAAGTTCATTATCCTCTTCTTCTTTTACTAACTCAACATTAGTATCTGTTTTAACACGAAGACTTCGTATTATATCAGAAGCAGAAATAGAATAATAACCATAATCTGAAACAGAAACATTTCGGCATTGACCTTGAACATTCTCTGTAAGAAAACCTAGATACATAGATTCTTGTCCTTCTTTTGCATCGAACTTAATCATCAATAACATCTTTAGTTTATCTTTTAGATGTATGTCTTTTATTACAAGTTTCTTTTTCTTATAATCTATATAAGATTTATTATAATTAACTTTCTTCTTCGATATTATTTGGTAATCTAATAGACTCATCATCAAGTATTTTTATAACATTTCCGTGCGAAGGGACTTCTTTAACACCTGACCTACATCTATATTCAGCAAACGCTGTCTTACCAATTAGTTTATCTTTATTAATAAGATAATTTTCACGAGTAGAAGCATCACCAACTGGCATACATTCAAATGTTTCACCATTAATATCATTGCGAAGAACAAACTTACTAAAGTTAGGTCGTTTAGCTCCTTCGGGAATAATATCTATGATTTTGAACTTACCATCTAATATTGGTTTACTTTTGTACATAGTAGAATTACGTTTACCAAATTGATATGTAGCATAAGGATTACGAAGAATAGCTCCCTCGAATTTAGCTTCAACAAAGATGTCTCGATATTTAATAACATCTTCATCTCCGTTAACATTATCATAAGTATGAATAAGAACGAAACGATTCTTATTATTCATGTGATAATCAAGAATAGCTTTAGCATTAACGTAATTAGGCATCTTAAACTTACCAAACTCTGACTTCAATAATGATATACGACTAGTTTGAATCATATCATCAACAGCTAAATCATAACACCAAAATTGAAGAAAGCGATTATATGGACTTTTAAGATTTTCAGCAGCACTTAGAATATCATTTAGTTCAAGACCGGGAATATATAGTTCTCCATCTAATACTAAACCTTCTTCTAACATACGATTGAATAACTTATCGTTAATAACTTCATCAAGCAATACATTCTCTAATACTGGGCACTTATATTCAAGTCCTTTACGACTATGAAATACAAGACCTTTAGTTTTAAAGAATCCTTTACCACGCATAATAGCAGATATATTACAACGAACACCATTAATCTTCATTTGAGCTAACAAGTTCTGTTCGTTGTTATATTCATATATCTTAGCTAACATAGGAAGAACGAATCCTTCACTGTTAGTATTATACTTAGGAAGATATGCCTCAAGATAATATTTAAAAGCATTAACATCAGGTATTTCTTGTGGAGCTGAATCATATAATTCAGATAATTCCATACCTCCTTCTCTACGTTTAGCAGCAACAATAGTTTTCCATTCTTTCTCTACACCTCTAGATGGAACATATTCAGAAGTAGTTCCGTCTTTACCAACAATACCATACTTTAGTATTATCTTATGTCCTAGTATTTCGGCAGACCAAAAGATTGGTTTACCTTGTGCATTACGTTTATAAAGAGTAATACTCTTCGATTCACTCATAATTCTTCGATTTTATATTTATTAGGTTGTTCACGCATAAGACCAATAGCAACTGTCCTATCAATAATCATAGACTTATTAGTTTCAATAACAACAATTCTAACTTTAGGATTAACAGGAGTTGCAACAGATTTACCACTATTAGCAGAAGATACAGTAAATTTCTTCTCCTTTATAGGGGAAGGTTTAGTAATTCGTTTAGCACTAGTCTTATTAGTTCCACTTCTTTTCTTTTCATAAACAATAGGAGGATGAGTTTCTTCATATTTAAGATTAGATTCATGAATCTTTTCAAGAGATTCTTTATCATATCCTAAATATAAGAGAGCTTTCATTATCCATCTATATCTAAAATGAATAGTTTGAATATAAGGATAATTAGGTAAATCTAATTCATGTAAATAATCACGTATAGTAGCAGGAATACCTTTAGTATTACAATTATATCTAATCATCCTAATGTCTGATTCGTCTAATTCGTAACTAAACGGATTTATGTTTAACTTCATTTTTAGTAAGTCTTACAATTATATACTTTTTAGGTTTACCTATTCTCGCATGATAGAACTTGAAACACTTTAGATAATCAGTACTTTCAGTCCACTGTATAAAGTTTCCTTTAGATATCGAAGTATTATCTTCATAATTATACTCTCTAGGTATCTTATGAGAACTATATAAATCTTTAGCTAGATAGTCCTTAATAACTCTTACGTGTTCAGGATTATCAAACTCAAAATTACCATAGACTTTTATCTTAGAGAAGTCTGTTGGAGTACCATCAGGCAAACTAATACGAATTAATCTATTCGGATTGTCTAACAGTTCTTGTTTAATCTTGTTTAGATACTCTTCCTCTTCATCTGTTAGAGGATACATAAAATAATAGCTATAAACATTTCCGCCATTACCGAAACTATTTATAGCTATTCTTTTTAATATTGCGAATGAATTAAAGTTAATCACTCGTCTTTCTTCTTGTGCCTTTGGAAGTGGCACATATTCTTCTTCTCTACTCATATTCAAATAATGATTCAGTTTGTTCTATAAATGAATTAATAGTTTCTTTAGAATACATAGTAATTAGCTCTGAAAAATCTTTAGCATCATAACTTCTAGGAATAACAATAGGTATAATACCATATTCTTTTCGTAACCTACGAGCACCACGTACTCCTGTCAGGTCGCAATCGAAAAATGAGATAAGTATTCCACTGTCATTTAGCTTAGATTGTAGCCAATCATATTCGTAATCTTTAAGAACGTAACTCTCCGAAGTGACATTAATCACTCCTATTTGAGACTCTGACAAATTCCCCCGTAAAGGATAGGAATGTAACCAGCTACTTAATGCTAGATTATCCTTATACGACTTAGTAATAATAATAATATCATATTTAGGTTTATCAAGATTAAGTATTCCAACAAGACCATTATGATTAGTTATGAACTTGATTTCTCCTTTACTTCTATCACGAAGAGGGAAATAACATTCGATATTATAAATACCGTTACTATCTAGTCCAGTAACATAAGCATAACAAGGGTCTGATTCCTTATATGTATATTTAGGATTTGGTTGACAATACCTATTAATATACATTTGGTCAACAGGATAGACGAAATGAGTATTAAGCCAATGTAGACTAACTCCCCATTGTCCCCAAATATTTTTATCGTTATTAGTCCAATTTCTAGTAGCTACTTCAATAATTGGTTTACTAGCTTTGATTTTAGATATTACTTGTTTAAGTAAGATTTCATTCTCTTCATCTACTTCTCCGTCATATATTATCTTGCGGAAAGTATAAGCGATATGCTTTAATATATAATAGAAATCTGCTTTATTAGCAACATTTATATGACGTCCGGTTTTGAAACTTAATACATAAGCTACTAAATCGAAACAATCACCAAAGAAAGAACCATTAAAATCACGAGCTTTTAACTTGTGTTTATTATTGAAAGCAAAACCAAATGTTGGATAATTATCAACGCGCAAAGGAGAACAAATAAGTTCATTGTTTTCTACACAATTATTAACTACGGATATAGGTATTCCCATATACTTAGCCATAATCATTTCTTGACTAACCTTAGATAATATAAACTCTTTTGTTAAGTCTTGTCTTATTCCTCTACGCATAGTATAATTAGATAAAATAAGCCTAGCTTTTACACTAGGCTTATAACATTATTAACGAAATATATTTGGATTACTTAGAATGGAAGTCCACCATTATCGTCTGCATCAGGAGCAAAAGCAGAACCTTCAGTTAGATTAAAACCACCTGCCGCACCAAAGTTTGGCATACCACCCATTCCTGGCTGAATAATACCTGCACCCATAGCAATACCTCCAATACCAGCAGCGGCTGCTAGATTAGGAGCTTTCTTTTGCTTTGATTGAACACCGTCCATAGGAGCAATACGTTCTTTAGTAATGTCAAATACAATACTTGGTTCTCTGAAATGGTTAGCATCTAACATGAACTTCTCTTCAAAGATTCCTTGACCTACAATATTCGGGAATACCAAGTCACCTTCTTCTGAACCTTGACCGGAGAAAGCCCAATCACCTTTGTTCTTGTAATAACGATTAAGTCTGAACCAAAACTGTCTAGGATTACCTGCTTTATCAAGTAATGCAGATTTACCATTTTCACCACCAGTTTCTACTAACTTAACTACATTATCGAACAGAACTCCCCATGCTTTGATAACATCTTCAACTTCTACTGGTTCATACTGACCATTATCGTCATAGTCAACATAACCGAGTTCAAGCATTTCAGCTTCTTCATCAGTCATTTCACGACCTTTGAATACAACTACGTCAAGGAAGTGTTTAATCCAAGCAAAGTCCATGTTAATAAACTTCTCTTTAGAACCTCCTGGAATGTAATCAACATTACTTTCATAAGCCCAGAATGTCTTACTTGCAACACGAACATCAATAGGATTAGTATGAAGAGAAGTAGCTTCAATAATAAGCTGTGGAACAGCTTTTCCGGCAAATGCGGGATGCATATTGCTTTCTTCCTTCATAGTTACCCAAGCAACACGAGCATGAAGATTACCAACGAAAAGCCAAATGTTATTGATGGCATCTTTGTGAGAGAACTTCTTACGAGAAGTAGTTCTAGTCTCATTACTAATACCTCTACGACGTTTCTTAGGTGCAGCAGTTGCAGCATTAGCTGATTGATTAACTACTGGTTCTTCTACTTTAGCAGTTTCTTTTTGAGTACTCATAATTTTGTTTTATAAAGATTAATACTAACAACAACAAGTTGTACAGGCTTGCTATTGCTTATTGCAAAGTTTCCAAATATAATAAATTTCTAAATTATAGCCAAATAAAAAGAGCTAAATTCAATTAAGAATTTAGCTCTTTACAACCTAGCTAATTACCGGAAGAAGTTGTTACTTAGAAGATTGACGAACGGCAGGTTCTTCATCAGCTTTGAAAGAAATCTTGTAAGCATTAACTTCAACAGTTTCTTTTTCATCACCGATAATTTTACCAGTTTCAACAGCAACAACAAACGGTTCATTCAAGTTAACCTCGAAGATACGGTTAAACTTCTCTGCTTCGTCACCGAGATTCTCTTTCAATTCAGCCCACATAGCAGAATCAGAGAAATTCAACGGCAAACCAAGACCGTTAAGATTGGAAGAAGTAGAAGTACGAGCACCGGAGTAAGCACGAGTAGTAGGATTATAATCATCAATAGTGATTTCTTCTACTGACTTACCGAGGTCGGCAGCGATTTTCTCTTTGTTCAGTTCAAATGCAGCAGCTTTCTGTTCAGCAGTCATACGAACACCTGCAAGTTTAACTTCTCCGTTCTTCTCGAACAAGGGAACACCTTTACAGATACCGTATTCACCGAAAGTCTGGATAAGAGCAGAACGAGCAGCTTCTGTACCGAACTCAACATTGTTCTCTTCACACCAAGCCATAACGTCAGCATCACGTTCAGCAATAGCTGCATCAATATCAGCAATATTACTAACGAACTGAACATTATCTCCGGGAATAAGACCCATAATACGAGTAACAGCAGCAGCCAAAGTAAACTTAGCTTTAGTGCTATTAGCTGTCAATGTAGGTTCGTTACTAGTTTGCATTACTCTCTTACCGCTTTGTACGGCTGACATTCCAAATTGAAGTCCCATAGTTGTAAAAATTTAAATGATTAATAATTATTAATACTAGGCATAAAGCCCATTGTTATCTTAGTTTTTGTCTTATTTCTTATCTATTAATAGTAATAGTTAGACTTCTATTACTATTAAATCTCAATAATATCAGCATCATTGATACTCATATTATTTACTATCTTAGCTTCTGTTGTTTCCATACAACCAAGTATGACATCAGCAGCTATATCACGAGCAGCAAGTGTGAAAGCTCTATGACCGATAAGTGTTCTCATATATTTAGTATAAGTGTCTTTACTTGCAAGACCAGCAGTTACAGCATCACTATAACTAAAATGTCCTACACTAGTAATAACTCTGTTATCTACTATACGAGTAAGTTTATATTCAGTAATATAATCACAAGGAACATTAGGTATTCGGAATATTGGAACTAATCCTTTAGCTACAACTTCTTTAGCTTGTTGTTGATTAGCTACAACTCCGAACTTATTATTTAATTGATATTCCTTATATACATTACCATTATAATCTTGATAATTTCTGACTGGATAAATACCTACATCATCATTATCAGAACTAGCATTATATTCATCAGCTTCTTTTTTGCTTCTGAATCGCCTACAATAGTCAGGTATCTTACTGTCTATATAAACATTATTACCGTCTGTATATTCATACAGAGCTATATAATCTTTTGTACACTCCCATGTTATAGCTGCCTTCAATAATAACGCTTTAATTAAGTGAACGTCTAATGTAGTTTTACCATTTATAACTCCTAGATGTTCAATACAACTAGTAAATGGTAAACCTAGTTCTTTAGCACGACTATATATTGCAAGACCATCTTGAATAGTCTTAATGCCGCACTTATCACTAGACATTACTGATTTCAGATACAACTCTAACTTACTCCTATCATCGGGATTGTAAATGTCTAGGGTATTAAGAGCAGAAGCCATAACCATACTATTATTATTTGGTTTTACTTTTGGTTCTGTCTTAGCTAGAGTTTGTTCATTCTCTGTTTTTACTTCTTCCATTATTTCAAAGGTCGCTTATTGATTACACTACAAAGATACTAATTTCATTTGTAATACCAAACATTAGTATCTATTATTCTCCTATTATGAAATCATTTTCACTATCTTTAACTATTTCATAGTCTCTTCCTCCTTTCGTCTCTATTAGCTTTTTCTCTTCGTTCGTACCTCGACAATATATCTTATATATAATATTAGGTACAGAACTAAAAGATAAGTTAGGTATTCTATATTTTAAGTCTCGTATTGAGCTACAAAGCGGAGACGTGAAAATAACCATATCCACAACTCCGATAAAGCTCGTATCAATAGAATTATTTGCAGACAATACTTTCATATAGTCATCGTTGAATAACTGCAAATTTCGCGTTCTCTGCGCTTGTGCCTTTATGATTACAGGTTGCCCGATTTTAGCTCCGGTCTTATAAACCTTTGGTTTTCCTTGCTTATCATACGCCTGTATTCCTTCCATATCGTTATGGTAGTTTCCGCAATAATCATATTGTAATATACTTATCCCAGTTTGGAATATCTCACCATTTGTTATAATGGATTTACCTTCGTACTTTATATTTGCATTTAAGTACTCTGTTATCTTACTGGCAAATACTCCATTCTTAGAAATAATAAGTATTCTTTTGCCTATATTTTCCTTAACTATATCAAGTATAGCATCTAACTTAACAATATTATCAGTAACTATCTTAGTTCTATCTCTAATAATATTATAAGTTTGAGTTACTCTCTCGATTAAAGCACTAGGATTATATAGTTCATCTATCTTACGACACATAGCATCAGTCATATCCATTTTAGCAGACCAACCATTACTTTCTGCAATTTGTAATCTACAAGTTTCAGCAGCAATATTAAGTCTAGGATTACCATTACGACATTCTTCTAACTTTTCAAATGTACCAAATATAGTAACACTTTCATTAATATATTGACTACATCTATCATAATAGATTCTATCAGCATCAGTTAGAATAACACCCTTTTGGTACTCCTTTATGGGGGAATGAATAGAACGATTAATTAAGTGAGCATAATTAATTTCATATACTTTAGGTGCATATTTATACATAAGTATAGCATTATCTGCAACACTATCAATAGCATTAGTAGCAAGTAGTTTAAACTTAAAATAATTACCACTATACTTTTCTGCAATCTTTCGGAACTTCTTAACATTAATAGTAATAAGAACATCTTTATGACTATTAGCACTCGGTTTATATGGAGAACGTTCAACATATTCACGAGTAAGTATAAGACATCTCTTATCAGTAATTAATTGTTTATGAATTTCCTTTAGTTCAGAAGTATTATCAAGATAATAAGTAATGTTAGCTCTATCTTCCATAGTCTCTGTTATAATAAGAGACGTAAGTTCAGGAGTCTTAGCTACCATTTTATCTAGCACCATAGTAACGAAGTTCATTACACTTAATGGTTCGGATAGAATAACACTACCCACACCTTTGTTAGCAGACCATTTATTAGCAGCTTCATTATAAATATCAGTTACATCATTCATTTTAATCAAATAAAGTATTTCTCATTCCATAGTATTTCTTAACTAAACGTTTACCTTTACCTTTATTATTACGACTTTGTTCTATTGGTTCTATAATAGCCATAGCTTCATTATAATAATATAAGTAATTAACATTTAATTCAGATATATCAGTATCATCAACGGTATTACATATAGAAACACGTTGACCTGCACATAGAGAACTCTTTTTAACTTGTTCTTCGTTATATTCGTTCCAGCCCATGCTCTCGACTTTCATCAATGTTCCCCCCGTAGAGGAGATGTAAAACCTTGTATTCCTTTGCACTATATCTGTTACTATCTTTCCGTCTACAACATGAGTAAACTCTAGTCTATACTTATGATTAACATTTTGAGTACGACAGAAATCAAGAATAGATTTAGCATTTCTAAGAGTTTCCATAACAGGAGTACCATTAATAAAGTATTCAGTAACACATTTAGCTACAATAGGAGAATTATATCCTTTAGATAAATCCTCTAAGAATATTTTAGGATTCATTCTGCCTTTGAACTTACTACTTCCATCACGTTTAACAGTGAGATAACTATTAACACCTTCTGTTACATATTTAATATAATATGTAAATTCTAGCTCTAATCCTAGATGTTTCTCCCACCAGTGACAAATATCATCAGCAGTTTGTTCTAATTCTCTAGGAACGATAGTTACAATACCATCAGTATTAGCACTTATAACATGAATACCTGCAAGTTCAAGTTTCTCTATTAACATCAATAAGAACAACTGACCATTAATAGTTACTTGATACATTGCTTTCTTATCACATAAGAAAGACTTCTCACTTCCCATTTTACCAAATATACCAGCATTTGCTACAATCTTTAGACAAGCAGCAGCAGTAGCATGTTTATCTCTCCCAATAGCATCAAGAGATTTATCTTTGGCTAAATGTTTATGTTCTAGTCGTTCATCAACAATAGTATCAGCTATACGA